AAGAACAACACCTATTCCATTGGTGATCGTGTTGCTGAACGACCTAAACCTATTGGTGCTGCAGCTAATACTGCCGCAGGTAGAAAACGAGTAGCTGACATTAATTTTCAGCGCTACGGAACAATCATTGAGATCTTTACCAAGAGCAAAAAGCAGACCAATCCAATTCTCAAAACTCCAATGACAGCAGAGAAGTTGCTCATTGCTCAAACAAACTGGGCAAATGGCACTCCTATTTCTGAGTTGTCAAAAGACTTAGGTGTGTCTACCTTTACCGTTAAACGTTATCTCACACGTTTGAATGAAGGCTGGACCATGCAAAAACTTTTTGCTCCATTCATCATCGCTCAAGATCCTTACGTCAAAGTTCAGTGGGATCACCTCAAGTCTCCAGCTACTCATTCAATGATGCGCATCTGCCATGCTTCTGAACTTGAAGCTCTCCTGAAAAGAGAATACGGACTGGCTGGAGTTTGATCATGAAGGTTGATCTTGTTTGGACCACACCAAACGCAGAAGAGATGATTGTCGAAATGGCAAGGGTCTCTTCTCCAAAGAACAAACGCAACATGGAGACAGCACCAAAGCTTCTCCGTTATCTGATCGAGCACAAACACTGGTCGCCATTTGAAATGGCAGATATGTGTGTTGAAATCAACACAACACGTGCAATCTCACCTCAAATACTCAGGCACAGGAGCTTTTCTTTCCAAGAATTCAGTCAACGTTATGCAAGCGTTGATCTACTTGGTAACTCACCCATACCTCATCTCAGGAGGCAAGACAAAAAGAATCGTCAGAATTCCACTGATGATCTACATGAAACACTTGGTACAACCCAAGTAGCCAGTTACTACCGACGTATCAGCCAGCTCTTTGAAGAGTCTGAACACCTCTATAAAGAGATGGTCAGTGCTGGCGTGGCTAAAGAATGTGCACGTTTTGTGCTTCCTGTAGCCTCGCCAACAACCATGTACATGAAAGGTAGCTTACGATCCTGGATTCACTACCTTGAAGTTCGTTGTGACGAATCCACCCAACTCGAGCACAGAGAAATCGCAGAACGAATCAAACAAATCTTCTGTCATCAATTTCCTGTTATCGGAGAAGCAGCCTTCCCCAAAAAATCAACAGGATGGCTCGGGCGCTAACGACTGGGAATCAGAAGGACGCAGTCGTTTGTTTTTTTAATTCCTTTAATGCACGTTGGGATTCAATATCCTGACGTGCCACTTTCTTTTTCTTATTGACCAAATAAATGATCAGTGCTTTGTTCATTTGATTTGTCCTCCAGTGACGTATGGAAAGTAACGCTTGTTACGGTACACAAGCACATTCCAGGGACGGTGGACCAAGTTCCACCAGGCACGATCCACTTTGGCCTGTTCCTTTTGCTCGTAACGGCAGCCTCTGTAGGTTAAAGTCATTGATTTGGTATCTATTGTTACCGAAATTATATTCCTGTTGTTATATATGAAGTCGTTCATGCTGTAACAGAACAGCGGACCTGGAATGTCCTTAAACTTATCCATTAGTTTTACTTATCATTCAACACCACTTCACACCATGCAAACACTCAAATTCTCTCGGAGCAACGGCAAACTCAAAGGCCGACTGATCTTTTCGCTGCCTGCTGGCTACAGTTGCCCACATGCTGGCGTCTGTAAGACCTTTGCTGACCGCAACACAGGTGCCATCACTGATCTGCCCCAGATGACTGGCGTTACAGCTGAGCATGAGTTCAGATGCTTTGCTGCCATGTCAGAAGTCAGACCCAATGTTCGCAATGCACGCTGGCACAATTGGAACTTACTTAAAGAAGTACTCAATACATCCAGGGCATCCGATCAAGTGGAAAACGTTGCAACCCTCATTGACACCTCATTGACCTTGATGCCACCAAATAACCTTGTGCGTATTCATGAGTCTGGTGATTTCTGGACAGAGAACTACATGAAAGCTTGGATTGAGGTCGCCAGGCAACGTCCTTATCAAAAGTTCTACGCCTACACCAAGTCCCTTGGCATGTGGCTATCGCTTCAAGATGAGATACCTGACAACTTCTTCTTGACTGCGTCCCATGGTGGGACACTTGATTACCTCATTGGTGCACATCCCAATGTCTTTAAGCGTGTGTCTCATGTTGTCTATACCGAACAACAGGCACAGCAACTCGGCCTCGAGATCGACCACGACGACAGCCACTGCCTTGGTGAGAAGCCTTTTGCTCTCCTAGTCCATGGCAGTCAACGTGCTGGATCAGAAGCCAGCCAGGCAATAGCAAAGCGCAAGAAAGAAAACGGATTTGTTGGTTACGGAACATCTTCTAAAAAATCTTGACTAACAGTTGCACAAAATAAGAAGTTGGGTAGTATTTATCCGACTTCTTATTCTTTCATGAGTTACGTTATTGCCTGTTTCCAAAACGGCATCCCACATGCCGTGACGGCAAACAGTACAACAAACAGTTTTGATCTCATTCCTTTAAACTCTGATGTATCTTTAAACAAGATTTTCTCGCATCCTTATCGTGCAGGTGCGCAGCATGTCTTGACTTGGATTAATAAAAATGACACAGAGCTTGCCAGTAAAGAACTCTCAATTCAAGATGAAGCCCGATTCCGCAAGTGAATCTTGGTTGATCTTTGACATTGAAACCAACGGGTTATTTGACGAAGCATCTACTACTTTCTGTGTTGTTATTTATGACGTACAACTCAAACAAACTTTTAGTTATAGGCCTGATTGCATTGACGATGCTCTTGCTCATCTGGCAACCGCTGATGTTCTCATTGGCCACAATGTAATCTTTTATGACTTACCAGTCTTAAAAAAACTGTATGGTTTCGATGGCTCCTTTCGAGTCATCGATACCCTTATATGCACAAGACTCATCTGGCCTAAAGAGGTTCTTTATGAACTTGACTGCGAACAATATCCGCAGGTTCCAGCGAAACTCAGGGGTTCTGCTTCTCTCAAGGCATGGGGATGGCGATTGGCCGACCACAAGATTGACTATGAGAACTTCACGGAGTTCTCAGAAGAGATGCTTAACTACTGCATTCAAGACGTTCATGTCACAACCAGGCTTTTTAATTTTATTCAAACTCAAAACTATCCAATGTCAGCTCTCAGTCTGGAGCACCAATTTGCGTTGGCGATTAACAGACAAGTTAGATCAGGTATTCCTTTTGATGTGGATGCAGCTCTTGATCTCGTGGATGATTTACGAACAAAGAAAACAGAATTAGAGTATAAATTAAAACAAGTATTTCCGCCTATTGAACATAAAGAACTGTTCACTCCTAAGGTAAACAATGCTAAACGAGGATACGTCAAGGGTGTTCCCTTTGAAAAAGTACGCGTCGAGAATTTCAATCCTGGATCTCGTCAACAAATTGTTGATCGACTTAAACACAAGTACGGATGGGAGCCAGAGAAATGCACTGAAAAAGGAAATCCAATCCTTGATGACGAAGTACTAGAAAAGCTACCCTTTCCTGAAGCTCAACCTTTATCTGAATACATGCTGGTCAAGAAACGTCTTGGCCAAATTGCTGACGGAAATAATGCTTGGCTCAAGCTTGTTAACACTGATGAAGCTAAACTCCATGGCGATCTAATTACTAACGGCTGTATAACCGGAAGAGCAAGCCATCGTAATCCAAACATGGCTCAAGTTCCAGCTGGTTATTCACCTTATGGACATGAATGTCGTAGTCTTTTCCATGCTCCTCAAGGCTGGGATCTAATTGGCATTGACGCCAAAGCTCTTGAGTTGCGTTGTCTTGCGGGGTATCTTGCACTCTGGGATAAAGGAGAATACGCATCTCTTGTTGTTAATCCTGAAGTTGATATTCACTCTTACAACCAAGAACAGTTTGGTGTTGAAACGAGAGACATCAGCAAACGTCTTCTTTATGGCATGCTCTACGGTTGCGGTGCAACCAAAGCTGGCACCATCATCGACCCCAATGAAAAAGATGCAAAGCGTCTGTCAATTCTTGGACGCAATGCAATCAATGGGTTTATGGACAATGTCCCAGCACTGAAGAAACTCAAACAAGAAATTGAAAGCACCATCCAATCTCGTAACTACTTGATTGGACTGGACAGGCGTACGCTTCACTGCCGTTCTGCTTTCAAAGGTTTAAACCTCCTGCTTCAGTCAGCTGGTGCAATCCTGATGAAACAAGTTGTGATCAACATTCACAACAACATCACAACAAACCTTGGCTTGATCTATGACCAAGACTGGCAACAAGTTCTCATGGTTCATGATGAAGTTCAAATTGCGTGCAATCCAAAACACACAGAAGCCATTCGTGAACAAGCTATGAATGCTTTCCCTCAGGCCCAAGAATTTTTTGGGTTCCGCTGTAAAATTGAGGGCGATTCACGGGTCGGTAAGACCTGGGCTGAAACTCACTAACCTTTCGTCCTGTAGGGATGACGTTAAAAGACCGAACCTTTCTCTTCCATTCCCATGAATTTTGCAGACATCTGTCTTCAGTTGTCAGAAGAACCTCGAGAGATCTACATCTCGAGCACACAAACAGCACTCCGTGCCAAAGCTTTGATTCCTCCCGTAGGAAACAAAGCACCAACCCCCATCGAAATCAATGTCTATGGTCGGTTATGCGAACGGTTTGCACGATTCAAAGCCAACAGTCTCCTCTTTGTGCACCAAGCGCAGCTGCGTCATGATGCAACAACTCGGGAGTACTCACTCCATTCCAACAAGCGCACTGTCATTCACAAGGTCACAGATGAGTTTCCCATCTTGAACTTTGTTCATCTGGATGGCAGGTGCTTTAGGCCAGTTGATGCCAATGATTCCAGGGCATTCAAAACACTTGACAGTGGTTTGATGATCTGCAACCAAAGCTTTACCGTTTCTACTGGTAAAAACAAAGCAGACATCTTTAACTTCTATGCCATGTATGACAGCACTCAGAAATATCCAGGGCCTAATTACCCTGAGATGATTCTGAACAACACAGGTAAAGGCACCAGCCTTTCCATTGAAGGTCCCATTGTGACCGACAGCTGGAAAGATCAAAAGACTGGTGAAACTAAAACCCAAACCAAGATCCGTGTTGACAACATGCTCTTGGGCTTTAACTCCCAGGTTAAAACAGAAGGTAAAGAGGAAATCAAACCTCAAACCAATGTGGCTAATGAAGCCAATGTTGTATCTCTTTGGGGAGGTAAAACAACTCCTGATACCCAGGCAGAAGAGAACACCCAAGAAGAAGCCGACAAAGCTCCTGATCCTTGGAACTTAAACACTGGTCTGCCTGATCTTCCTGGTCAGTATGGTCAGCCCCCTGAACTGGAAGATGCTCCTTTCTGATGAAAGATACATTTGAAGGCAACCACAACAAGTTCACTTTCAATCTGAAAGATGACTCTGTTGATTACACGATGGAATTCCAGGAGGCTTTTACAGACAAAATTGTTTGTCATTTTGCCAAGTTCCTCCAGGGCTGTGGTCATAGCGAAGGTTCTATCGCTGCAGCCATGAAGGAAGTCTCAAATGAGTACTTAAGGCTGTCTCAAATGAGTACTGAGATTATCAACAAAGCCTTAGGAAAGAATGACTGTTGATCAACTGCAGTTATTAATCCTGCTTTTACTACCAGGAATGCTGATGTCAGTCATTCTTTTATTTACGTTTGCCGCTGGCGGTTGAGCGTAAAATCGTCCTGGGATGACGTTAAAAGCATCCTCTGCCAAACACATCGCATCTTGTCATGCCAACCAAAGCACAATCTCTCGCTAAACAATCCAGCTCTGCCATTGCAACTCGCTCCGCAGATTCTTTCCTGATGTTCAAGCAGCCTGAATACATGGTAGGCATGCATCCATTGGGAACTCTTCAGCCTCTCGTTGGTAATGAGGCTGGATTCTTTGTCAAGCAAGACACACTGGCAACCTGTAACTGGACTGCCACTGAAGATGACTTTGATGAAGGTACTGTTTTATGGAACCACACTCACCGCTTCCGTACTGGTGCTCGTGATCAAGGTCACTTCTTTACCAATCCTAATTTGTGTTTCGTTCTGCAATCTGGAATCTTGATTGTGGAAGAAGGTCCTGATACCAAGCAACGCATCTTGGGTGACTTCAATAATGAAGAACTCAAGCGTCGGTTTGAATTAGACAAACTTGAAGTTGCAGAAGGCCGTAAGAAAAATCGTGAACTTAATACCCGAACCAAATACCTTGTTTTTATTCTTACAAAAGACTACAAACCTGCACACGAAAGGCCCATTGTTCTAACAACAAAAGGTCTCGTTAGTGTTGAGCTGAATAATAATCTCCAAGAATTCAACAAGGAGATGGACAAGTGTCTGAGCATGCAGCTTGGTATGGGTGCAATGAAGTTTGACCCACGTGTTTCTGCAACACGGGTCTTTAGGCCAACACTTGAGATTGGCAATCGTGGTGATAACAATGTCACTGTGGTTTGTATTGATAACTTTGTTCGTCCCAGCTACGCAACAAAAGAAGAAGCCTTTACTTCCCTTGATCTATTAACCATTCCCAATGAGGATTGGCAGAAGATTTGGGATATTCAAGACGATCCGTTCTACCAGGATTACATCAATGTTCACAGCAACCAAGATGCTGCCAAACTCAAAGGTGCTTATGGTTTAGCTGATGGCGTTAGCCTCAAGCCAGCTGGGTTCCAGGATCAAGCTGCACTTCCTAGTGCCAACATCCCTGAGAACAATCCCACTGGCGAAGACGCCTCACTTTGATCCCACATCAGGATTGGCAATGTCTTGTTCATCAACAACTTTATTGTTAAAGATGAACATGTCTTGAACCAATCCTCTTATAACTCCTTGTCTTTGGGTAGCAATCCTCGCCAAGAGGGTTGCTACCTCTTTTACTTCAGATAAGGAAGTACATTCTTGTACGTGTCGTTTGATTTTTTCCTCCCAGAACTTATCATCAAGAGTTGGTTCTACCTGGAATTCAGACAAAGACACGTACTTAATTTCTTCCATTTGTTTATTTAATTGTTAGTCATTATTTTACTTCTGTTAGTAACAGTTTAAACAATTTACTGTTTCTGTTAACAAACAACACCATGAAAAACAACACCAAACAAGCCATCAAGGTCGGCAGCATCTCTGCCTTGACTGCAGGTGCCGTTGCTTTTTGTATCGGTAATCCGGTAGTCTGGGGTGCTGTCGGCTTGTTTGCCTATCGTATGGGCAAGCTCGCTTACAACGAGTCCACTCCACAGGACAGTGAGTCTTCTCACTCCTGAATTCCAAACCAATCCACACCATGTCATGTCCACTCAAACCTACACACCATTAAATGGGGCGCAGTCGCTCATCTACACGCAGACAAATCTCAGGCGTGCTTTCCCTGATTTTGAAGAAGGTGAAGTCGCCTCTATTTATCTGCGAAATGATCACTGCATCGTGGCTCGTATTGATGGTTCACATGAAACTTACGAGAGGCAATTAGTTGTCAATGCCTACCTGGATTTCAGATCCAGGCTGAAGGACTTCTTCTCTTACCTTGGTCCTAACTACAGAGGTCCATCACCATGGCGTAATGAAATGTACGTCATGTTCAAAGGCTGGCACCACGCTCACGCTCTTGGTCACCTTTCACGCAATGCCCAGCTACAAACTCTCCTTGCCGACAAATTCACTCGCATTCAACACGAAGAAGAACTCCTCGCACTCATCCAATCCGACCAAACCGACATTGGACATTTGGTTGCGCCGAACGGGATTCGGCTTCAGGATCGGCCCATTTCTCTGGATGGTGAACTGGATGATCAACCCAAATCCCAACCCATGCGTAGCGAACCTTACTGCTCATGTGGGTCCTTTCAATCTCAGTTCCGTCATCTTTCTCTATTCGAGAAAGAAATACCAGGCTTTAAACCAGATTGCATCCATCTCAGATGGCACAGACGCTGGATCCAGCACCTTGGCCAGCTGACCCAAGTTCGTAACAACGCACGCAATGGTCAGCCCAGCAACGTTGTTGCATGGTGGTACGCACCTCCATCTGATGGAAACTCAGATGGAAACTTTGTACTACTCCACACCAAGTCAGGTGCTCAAGCTCCAGCCACACACTGGAGGCTCTATGGCCGTGGCAAAACCTTTACCCAACATGATGCTTGGACTTTGTTCAACAACATGATGGAAGCCGATTACCTACCTGTTCCTGGTAAGTATCTCGAGCAACTCAAACCATTTGTCAAAAACAACCAACTCGTTTCAACCAATGCTTGACGCCATTCTGCCTCTCGTCACTGATCTGCTCTGGGCTGCAGCAGCTGCAATGCTGACCTACATGATCAACAAAATCCAATCCCAATTCCAAACCTTTTGAACCATGGAACAAGTAACTCAGGTTAAACTCCAGGAACTAAACATCCTCGAGCTGTACGAGCACTATGGTGCCCTGGAACGCTCTCTTCCTCTCCTTACTTCTGAATCCCAGGAAGTGGCAAAAGCTGAACTGGAAGCCTGTATGGGCCTTCGGTCAGAAAAAATCGATGGCATTTACTACCGCATGTCGTCCCATGAAGATGCCTTGGAGCGCATTAAGAAAGAGTCGGATCTTATTCAGAAGGCAAAACGTCATCACGAATCCCAACTGCGGCAACTCAAGGGGCTGATCAACTGGCTAAGGAGATCTGCGCCAATTGATGACAACAAGATTGTGGGTCGTAACTACCAGTTCACACTATCTAAAAAGAAAGATTTAACAGTTGAAATATCAACTGATGTTGACTGTTGGAGCGCTGACGAACGCAATCAATTCTGCGTTGAACAAAAAGTCACGTCTTATAAGAAGACCGTGGTATGTTCAATGCAAGGTGAAATCCTAAGCGAAAAGGACGAACCTAAAACATCCACTCAAATTCTTCCTAATCTTGATGCAATCCGCACAGCTTTCCAGGCCGGTCAAGAGTTACCACCAGGTGTCAAAGTCCAACAAGAATACTCCATTCGAACAAAACGAATCTTTGGAAGACAACAAGTTCAACCCGACGTGGGACTCGAAGTGGAGCTGGAAGCATCCGAACATTGCGGCACACTTCTTCGGGAAGATTGAACCTCCCTTAGATGTAGAAGATGCATTCGTTCGGCGTGCCACACACCAGCATGCCGCTGATGATTGCACCCTTCAACTTGAGCGCAACCGTATCGAACATGATCTGTGTCTCGATAACAAAGGTTGTACTGATGATGAAGGTGCAAGGAAAATTGCTTTTCTAAATCATCAGGCAATTAGCCTATACAAAGCTAAGCGTTTTCACCAGAATGCTTCTCATGCTTATTGGTACTTTATGATTAAAGAAGACAAACTGTCTTCCAAATAAAACTACTGGGGGTTCCATGGCTGATCCAGCGCTTAATAAAATGATTGCTGGCTTTACCAGTGATGGAACTCCCTTATCTGCTTTAATTGGAAACAAAATGGAGTGGGGTGTTGTTACCCTCGCTGCTGGCATGCTGGCCAATGAACATCTGGCCAGTCAAATGTCTGCAGAAGAACTTGTTGATTCCTGCATTAACTACTACAACGTCATTCAAGAACGTCTTGGTTACTACCAAACACATCAAGCTGCTTCTTTAGAGCGTTTGCTGTAAAGTAAGAAGGCATTTATTTATAGGAATGAAAGCTCCTTCCGTGCCAATCCTGTCATTAAGCTTCTCGGTTGATATTGAACTAGAGTACGACTCTTTTAATGGCAAAACGCCAGAACAAGTTGCGGATGCCATCCAGGATGATATCCATGAATTACTGTGGGATATCGGTCCAGGCGTTGATAGTATCTCTTCTACCGTACTCAATGTCGATCTAAAAGACTAATGACAACCCAGGCACAAGACGACCTTGCTGTACGTCTGAATACAACAGGAGCTTTTGATACTCCTTGGCTCAAAGAACAACTCCTTAACTGGAATGTCAAAGAAGAAGAGAAGAAAGCTCTCTTCATGGAACATCTCTACCATTGTTCTGGTCGCACCAACGGTGTCTACACCGGCCTTTGGCAGGAGTTTTGCATAAAGGAAGCAGGTCCTATCATGCGAAATAAATTCTTTGACATGCTGGACGCTGTCATCCGCCTGCAAAACGGTGAGCTTCGAGAGTTGCAACTACAACAAACACACGAGTTCACCTCTTGATTTCTCTTTAAATTTGTTTAGTATTAAAGCGTTCATCCCAATGGACGCTTTTTTAATGTCCAATCTTGACGATCAAAACATTTACATCGATACAACACGAGAACCTATCGAAACAATTAAGGCTTGGCAAGAATGGTACAAACGCAATCATCCTGAACGTTACACACAAGAACCCATGAACAAAACAAAAGAAGTTAATAATGTTGACTATGACAAAATTGAAAAAGAAAAACGTGTATTAACGTCTGAATTTTCTAGCCTAATTGCTGAGTTTGTTGTGGAAGGGCAGCTGGATGCAAACCAATTCTTTTGCTGTTTAAAAGAAGCAGTTAAGCAACGTGAACTAACAGAAAATGATCGTCATCAAAAAGTACTTGATATTGCTCATCTTATTCATTACAAAGATTGGTACAACATTCCCAAGATCTAAAATGGAGTTATCCATTTAGTGCAAACAAATGCCAACGGCAATAGATCAAGGTCAAGTATTTACTGTTAATAAAGTACAAACCATGAGTGGTTATCCACTCGAGGTAACAACAGTAAGCGGTCAGTCTACTTATATTCAGCCTGGAACAACGGCAGGTGATTCTTTTGGTCGCTTAAGAGTATCAGAACCCTTCACATTATTCGATTCTTCTCATCGTTATACGGATAACGGTAAGTGGGCTACCTCTGGTTCTACTGCAACCTTCAATGCAAATGAAGGCTTGGTTGATCTAACTATTGATACAACTTCTGGTTCACAAGTTTACCGTGAAACAACAAGGGTTTTCTCTTATCAGCCAGGGAAATCTTTGCAAGTCATGAACAGCTTTGTCATGAGTAGTGGCAAAGAAAACCTGCGTCAACGTGTTGGGTACTTTGGTACTGATAACGGTTACTACGTTGAAGTAAGCGGTACGGCAACTCCTTTTCTGGTGCAGCGCTCCAGTAATACCGGCAGTGTTGTGAACACCCGTGTTGCTCAGGCTGATTGGAATATTGACAAGCTTGATGGCACCGGGCCATCTGCCTATACGCTCGATATGACAAAATCACAACTCTTGTGGTTTGACTTCGAATGGCTTGGTGTCGGTACTGTACGTGCTGGATTTTTAATTGATGGTGAACTTGTTCATTGTCATTCTTTCCACCATGCGAACAGCATTACTTCTACTTACATGACAACGGCAACATTGCCTTGTCGTTATGAGATTGAAAATTTAGATACCACTACAACAAACAGCACTCTTAAACAGATTTGTTCTACTGTTTTATCAGAAGGTGGTTACCAATTAGTTGGTAAAGGACGTGCTGCAGGTCAAGAAATTACTGAACCATACGATTTACCAGCTACTGGAACTCTTTATCCAACAGCTGCCATTCGTCTTAAAGCTTCCGCACCAGATGCTGTTGCTGTTCTAAACGGTATCTCTGTTTTGGGTATTACCAATAATGCAAACTACCGTTGGGAACTAGTCAACGGTGCAACAACCATTTCTGGTGGTACGTGGGTAAGTGCTGGTGCTGATTCACCAGTTGAAATCAACACAACGGCAACCGGTATTAGTGGTGGCCAAAGCCTTGTTCATGGGTTTTCTATTGGTTCAAACCAAGGCTCGACCGTAACTGACCTTTCCACTAATGATTTGTTTAAGTATCAGTTACAAAGAAATTCTTTTGACGGTACCTCTAATATTCTTGCCCTTGTTGTTTCAACTCAAAGTGCAGGAGCTGATGTCTTAACTGCATTAAACTGGGAAGAGGTTAATTATTAAGTATGTATACTCCTGGTCCTCAAATGCCCCAGGAAATGCCTGCTGCTGTCCAGCAAGCTGCTCCTGAACCTCAAGCAAAACCCAAAGGACCTACCAAGTCCAAAGGTGGAGACGTTGGTGCTTTCATCCAGCAGCTCATTCAACTGTCTGCTTATGTTCATCAGCTCCAGGTGCAATCCCACCTGATGCACTTCAACTACGAAGCACCTAACTTCACTGGAATCCATGCTTTCCTGAAAGACCAATACGAAGCTCACATTAATCAGTTTGACAAACTGGGTGAGTTCATTCGCAGCATGGACTACTTAATGCCCATGTGTCATGACGGGTTGATGGATGCCAGTCCTGATTTCAAGCACGTCAAGAGCTATAAACCTACTGAGATGCTCACGGTTTATTACAAGAACCTTGAGGAGCTTGGTATGAAGACCAAGAAGCTTGAGCCTGTTGCTGCCAAAGTCAAGGCCATCGACATCCAAAACTACATGGCTGAGTTATGCGGGGAAGCCTTCAAGGCTGCCTGGTTTATTAAAGCAACCCTGCGGAACAGTTAATGAATCCTATTCTGTTAGCGGGTAAATTTTTAAATAACCCAATGATCAAAACAGCTTTTGATCAGAGTGCAAAAGCAGGTATTGCTTATGGGGCCAATCAGATTGCTAATGATCCTGTTAATAAATTTGCCGGTTTTATGTTTGGTTTACCTTACGCAACAATTCCTGCAACTGCAGCTATGACACTCAATGCAGGTGCTACCGCTCCGGGTACCTTAGACGAAGCTCAACGTTTAGGTTTGTATAACAAACCAAATTAATCAACCTGACCACGGAACCACTTCTGCTTTGTGGTAAACCACTCGGCTAACGTCACTGGATCCTGTGGTCCAACCAAGTGATCACTGGGGTCTGGTTCTCCAAGATCTAAAGCATTACAGAAGGCATCCAGATCCGTCTGGGTGTCTTCTTCTTGCATGGCAGTACGCCTTGCTTGCCGTAACCACGTATCAACTGTGGGGTTGCGGGCAGCTAACTTCTGCAGCCACGCCATATCCTTTAATTCAACCGGTGCTCCTTGACTAATGCGTTCACAGATAAATTCAACACGCAACCGAGTATCTGTTGAAAGCATTGCACTATTTATTTTGTATTAGTCTAAACCAAATTTAGTTCCTAATTTTAATTTTAATCTTTCCAGTGCTCAATCCTGTGACAACAAGAGCAAAGCACTTCGCATTTATCTATTTCTTTTTTGATTAGTTCCCAGGAGTAACCTTCTCCCACCATGCGAGATACTGATTTACTTTTATCATCATTATGATGATGAAACTCTAATGCACGGTGATCATCATATCCACAACGCTGGCACTCTAATTCTTTCTTGTAATTTACAAGCTGCTTGCGTCTTTCTCGAATACGTTCTCGATTACGAGCCAACTTATCTGATATCTGTATAAAAATTATACAGATATTAAGAGCCTTATGTCAGATTTGAACTGACGACCGCTCGCTTACAAGGCGAGTGCTCTGGCCACTGAGCTAATAAGGCGTCTTCTGATTATAAATCACTCATGGGATCAAAAGGATCCTTAGCTGAATCAGAAGGAGACTTAACAATTGCGCAAGCTCTCTTATAAAAAAAGGAGTCCGTTTTACCAGACTCCTCTAGAACGGTTTTAATTTTCTTCCAGTTCTCGTAGGTGTGCTTGTCCATTGGTTTCGTTTGGGGTTTTCCAGAAATAATCATCAGTCTGACCCAAACGACCCCATTTAGGAGCGTGTTCTACATCAAAATATCTTGTTGATACTTTAAAGTCGGGAGTCTTTAACTGATCATTGGTTAAAGATGGGTCAACCATTCGACAACGATTATTGGGATAAGCCCCAATTTGACCATTGTCTAAAGCAACAATGTTGTGTGACTTGTGTTCATCGGGAACCTCAGAAAAGTAATAGTCGGGTTCGTTTCGATGTGGATGGTAATTGTCAATGGTGAATAAATATTCACCCTTCATATTGCCAGAAGCACGAGTCATGACCTCGAACTCCATATTATAAATCAGGTTCTTTTCGACAACTACCAGGCCAGTATCGAAGCCATTCCAGAATTGGAGATCAGTTAACGGCAAATCTGGCTCAGGAGGGGTAGGTACATCAGGATGATCAGAGTTCCAAGAAAGGAAGGCGCTAATAGGGAGTTTGTCATACAGTGCTCCGTATTCTGTTAGGTACGTTTCGAAGTAAAGTGCACGTCCTGTAATACTTTTACACGATACCCAGTAACCTGGTGTGTATTCTCCATGACCATCTCGCAAATCTCTTAGGTACTCTCGACGTACCCACACCTTTACTGGAGGTACATTTGCAACGAGAGTAGACATAAAAAATCCCGGGGTACTAAGCCGGGACCAATCTAACTAACCGCTCAAACGTTCGCCGCAAAGCGTGAACTTTAAAAGTATACATTATTTTTTCTTTAGATTCTTATATCGTCTGGCAGCACGTCCTGCTTTTTTTGCGCGTTCAGTATTAGGAATAAACTGTTTACCCTTTCGACTGCCAGCCCGTTTCTTTTGATCTGTTTCCTCCCTCTCTTCTTTTGATAAAGAAGCCCATGCTTTTTCTGGGAGGTAACGCTTGGTGTATCCCTTTTGAATTGCCTTGTCAGCCATAATTTACCTGCCAAAATATGGAAGTTTGCCTTTTAGTAATCGGCTATATACGTAACGAGCTTCGTTTGTAAGCGCTCTTCCCGCTCTTGCGCCCAAGTCTGTTTTAGGGTTTGGCTTGACAGATGGAAGCCAAGGCACTGGATTGGCCGCAGCTTTGCGAGTAACCACATCAGTTAACGAACCTGGTTTTCCTTGCATATACAGTGCGCTTCCGGCCGCAACGGGAGCTGCAATCTGTGCTGCAGGTGTCACCACTCTACTAAACATTGGCACATATTTACCTGCCACATTTGCAACAGCCTCTGTACCCGCTCCTAAAAGAACATCTTGTGCCGTTGTAAGCGCTGCTTTTTTGTAGTTATTTTGCTCAACTGCTTTTGCAACTTCGGGGTTTAAAGCCGAAAATGCTGCACCAATTGTTGCACCTGGAATATTTTCTTTTACAAGATTAACACCGCCTTGAATAGCACTTCCAACTGGGTCAATTCCATAAAGCTGTCGTAACTTAATGAAATCAATATCACCTGTCATTCTACGTTGGTCAAAAGGGAAACGTTCTTTAGCTTCCACAAGATATTTAGACCCCGGTCGAGCCAAAACTTCTGGTTCTCCCGCTCCAGGGGTGATTAAATAATTAAAGTCTCCTGGAGAATCTGCTTGTACTTGGAACAAAGTCTTTTGTTTATTTTTTTCTAAAGCTATTTGTTTTTTGAACTCTTCATTGCTTAATGAAAAATCTAAAGGAGGTCCTTCATTAATAAAGGGACCGGCAATGTTTATGTCTGGACTGAAAGATTTAAAACGAGAAAGAGTTATCTCTTCGCCAACGTTTGGTGATACATCAAGCGTTGTTCCTCTATACAAAGGACCTTCTTTTAAATTATAAGAGTAAATCTTGTTTGGTTTAGTTTGGGCTAAATTTGTTAACTCATTGATACTAGCTAAAGAGGTTGGGGTTTTCCAATTGTGCTCAAACTCAATATAGTTGTTTAAAAAATCAAAAGACTGTGGATTAGCACCTTGATTAATTAGGGCGTTTTCATAATCAAAATTATCAGCCGTTGAAAGACGATTCACTAACTTGCGAACTTGCTCTCCCCGATATCTAGGGTCCACATCTCTCTCTGAAAGATTGAAAAACCTCAAAACCTCTGGAGAACCTAAATTATACTTTTGTTCTGACATTATGCGTTCACCTCAATGCATTCATCAAACGTGCGTGACTTCAAGATGTCGTGGATCTCTTGCCTTCGGCCAAGGTTTTCTGTCGTCTCAAAATAAGGATCAGAGTACAGGCGTAGTACCAAGGCTTGGTACTGCGCACATGACAACATCCAGTCATCAACTGGTTGCACAGTGAGTAATAAAGATAAAATTAAAATCATTTGCTGTCTTTATACTTTTGTGCTGCCGACTTAGCTTTCTTTCGCTTTTCATATTCATCCTTCGTCATCCACTTCTCCTTACCCCACTTCTTTAATGCCTTTTGCTTCTTGCCTTCACCACCTTTGTACCCGCCACCAGCTTTCTTATACTCGGAAGCAACGAGCTGAGCCTTACGCGCAGACCACTGACCAGGCTTGCCTCCTTTAGAGCCAGCCATTACACGATCTTTAATACGTTCCCTTAACTCAGGTTTCGTATATTTACTATCATCCTGTGCCATCAGGATTATTGTTTCGTTCTTTTATTATTTTATCCCACTTACATGGACGAGCTTTCTTTTCCCATCCTTTTGGAGGATGGGGAATCATATACATCAATTTTCCAAAGAACTCTTCTAGGCGTTCTTCTTCTGTATAACGTTCAGCCATAACTGATTCGTTACCATTCGAGTAACTCGTTGTTTTGATTTTGAGGGTTAAATTTTTGCATTACTTTTTCCATTGCTTCAAGGCTATCTAACTTGGCAATTAAATCAGACAACGTATTGATAACAATGGGGTGTTCAGACCTTGCAGCAAATGCAAGTGCCTCCCTCAAATGAGATTGTGCTTCATCAACAGAAGCTTTAACTTGGGTCGAAAGAGACATTTCAGATTCGCGAGGTGTTCTGATTAAAGTAATTTGCATTTCTCTTTTGCTTTCTTTTATTATCTTTTGAAAACTAAAAGAGAGCAATACGGTTTACTCAACTAAGTGAGGGAGAAACCGAACAGAGCAGCCGTCTGCCCCAAGGGGGAAAGTAGCCTTAAATTCTTTAATTGTCTTCTCAATATATTCAAGGTTATCCTTGCTAATTGCTGGAGATGTGCCCATAAAGAACACATGCTTTAGGACATCATAAGCATTTGGATAAGCTTTAGGATCACCCAGGCTCCGATAAGCTGGGTGCAATAACAAATTGCCAGCAAAATAATTGCGCGTTTGAATTCCGTTTCTTTCAAGGTGTTGCTGAAGCGCTTGCTTCACATCAGGATTATCACAAATAATAGGAACCCCAAACCAAGAAGTTTCAGCACATTCTTTTTCCCCAACAACACGGATCCCATCAGATAAATCTCCAATCAGATTCGCAATAAATTTATAGTTCTCACGACGAATCGTGTGAATCTCTTCAAATTTCTTTAACTGAACAAGTCCTACAGATCCTTGCAGATCCAATGGCTTGAGGTTATAACCGATCTGACTGAAGACATATTTGTGGTCAACCACAACGTCATAGTCATCTAGCCATTTGTCAAAGCGCCGGTTACACATACCGTTAGCCAGCATGTTGCATTCCCCAACGCAATAACAATCACGTCCCCACCAGGCAAACTGCCGAGCTAAACGGATAATCTCTTCATTGTTGGAAGACACCATCCCACCCTCAAACGTAGTGATGTGGTGTGCTGGATAAAAAGAACAGGATGCTGCTACAGCATGCTTAGTTAAATACTCTCCATTCCATTTTGAACCGAGCGTGTCGCAATTATCTGCGATGTACTTTATCCCATTCTTGTTACAGATATCGAGTAAACGATCCAAGTCATAACTATTACCCAGAACAGGGCTACTGAAAACAGCAACGGTTTTGTCAGTAATGGCCGCTTCGACATGATCAAGATTCCAGTTCAGATCGTTCCAGGTGATATCAACAAACTTCGGAACTAAATTGTTTTGCAGGATCGGGTTAAGAGTCGTTGGAAAGCCAACAACGCTGACGATAATCTCTGCATCGTCTTTCCAGCCGTAGTACTTTTTCAGTGCAGCAATCATCACCAGATTGGCTGAGCTGCCACTGTTCACCATCAGTGAATGATCAAAGCCAAACTGCTTTGAGAAGGCTTTTTCAAATCGATCAACCTGTTTACCAGCTGGGTACCAGGCTCCTTCAGTCAGTGTCTTTACTGCTTCAGTAATTTCTTCCCCATCAAAATAGGGTCCGGCGTAGAGAACTTTCGACTTAGACATAGATCGTTAATCCCCTCCTCTATTGGAATGAGATGTTTAAAACCAAGTGCTTGTAGTTTAGTGCAATCGAGAGAGAATCGAACGGCTTGATCGTAATTTGTAGGGGTATCTACCCTGCTTACACATGCATCTGTTCCTAAAATTCGATTGGCTTGATCTAAAGCAGATCCCAAGTTTGTAGCAATACCAGTGCCAATGTTGTACGTCTCGTTCAATTCACCAGCTGTGCACACAAAATCAATGGCTCTGCAGGCATCCATCATGTGAATAAAATCACGAGACAGATTCAGGTGCACCAGTACGTCTTCATTGTTCTTTAGCTTGTTGACCAGGAAATGAAGGGCATTGCGCTTGATGTTGCCGTTATCTGGGCCTCCATAAACATTGCCCAGGCGCAAGATTCTATAGGCAATACCGTGTTCTTTGCAATACTCCTTTACTAATCGCTCAGCTGTGTACTTCGTAATCGAATAAAAACCGTTTGGATTGCAGAATGAATCCTCATTAGGATGCTCATGCTCTGGTCCATACACAAACCAGCTGCTAATAAAATTAAATTCTTTGACACCAAACTCACGGCAAGCTTCAAGTCGTTTAAGAAGCACAACCAGGTTGGTTTCCACATCAATGTGTGGATTCTCTTTAAATGTTTTGTTGTCAGTTGTACTGATCAGATATAGAACACGTTTACTAAACGGATACAACCTTTCCCTTGGAACAACATAAGAGGCGTAAGCTCCGTAAAAATAACTGCCGATTAATCCTGTTCCGCCATACAGACTTAAATCCATCTCTGCCTTTGAGATCGAGCAGGGTCGTATAACCAATAATCAAGCGGTAATTCCATATCAAATGGAGTTGTATACCGTTCGTTTGTAGGTGTTCCGCCCCATTTCTCTACATAATACATTCCGTTTCGACGGAATGTTTCTTGATTCTTACGTTGAAATTCAACACTTCTTTTTAAAGTACTGCTGACTTTATGTTCATATTCCAAGGGGAAGTACTCCCATTCTTTGCCCACCAGCTTCATTCGATAACGGTGGTCGTTGTCTTCGTAGTAGGCAGGGAAGAAATTCTCGTCTAAAAAACCAACCTCATACAGTAAATCAACGCCAAAGATCATGGCAGAGTAACCATTCTGCGTTTCATCGCACAGAATTGCTTCAAATGGTTGAGTCAGGCGCTCACCCAAACGTGCAAGCTCACCTGGCTTGAAGTGCCAATCAACAGAAAAAATACACCAGTATTCTCGATCTGTATTCTGTTTAACAATCTGGTTGACGCTACCAGAAAAACCAACGTTTAGTGCATTGGTTACCAGCTGAACTTCTCCTACAAATTCATTTGGCGTTGATAAAACGTGGTCAATTGCCTCTCGAACACTGGGATCTTTGCCCATTGAGTTGTCGAGAATAAAGTACCGTTTGACTGGATAATCAATACAGCTGTACTGCTTAACCAGATCTTCTCCTCCGTTGAGGATCATGGTACCAATCATCTCGATTGGTTTTTGTGTTTCAACTTGGGCAACAATCTTGCGCGTCATAGGTCAATCCGTAAATACTCTTCGCCTTCTGCTTTCAGTTTTTCTTCGAAAGCATCAGCTTCCTTGGTTTCAATATCCTCAAAGGCAATACCGTGCCTTAACCGCATATCTCGAATCAGAAACGTTTTAACACTAATGTCTTCTTCACAATAATAAAATCTAGTGAGATTACAAGACACCTAAGAACTCCAATACACTCATTTTATTCAACAACTCTAGCTGGATCAATACAACGATCCCTACCATTGCAGCCCTTCCGTTCCAGCGTTCAACATAAGCAATGTAATCATCTAGATGCCAGGGAATATCATTGAATTTCAGGTCCACCATATTTTCTTTGAGTGTTTTCCACAGTTCTCTGGGAATCCAGGACAGGCAACTCCACATCCCCACTACCCATAAAAAAAACTTATTCATAAATTATCCGGGATGAACTTGAAAAGATAATAGCCATCTATCACTGCCACAAGGAGCATCGAACCGAGAATAGCCAGAATTAAATTCCTAAACTCTCCCATTTGTTTTTTATGCGGTAAGCTTCTAATAATATACAAAACCGAGAATGGTTGCTAAAGTAAATAAAGGTGATCCTTGGAAGGAAGCCGAAGAAAAGCAACCAGAATTAATGCGGAACCTTAATAGGACCGCAGCCAGAATTAGTCTTAACGGTAAAAGACATTACACAACTCCGTTACCTACTGGACCTGCGCCGTCCGTAACCACCATCATTAGTGAGACAGCTTCCGAAGCTAACAAACGGAAGCTTGAAATGTGGTCAAAGAATAATCCTGGTGTCAAGGAAGCCGCCGCTGAACGTGGGACTGCCATCCACTACGGGATGGAATGCTACCTCAAAGGCAATAAAGAGCCTGACATTCCAGATGAATACAAAGATTTTTGGGCAGGCATGCCGCCGATTCTTGATCAGTTCCAGGAAGTTTTTTGGGCTGAGTCACCGGTACGGGAAGATTACGACTTCACTATTGGTGCTGATGACGTTGCTCGCGTTTGGGGCTGCGACGATGAAGGTCGCGCCTGGGCTGGGGCTCCTGACATTATTGCTGTGGCTAATAACAAGCTTACTCTTGCTGACTTAAAAACCAGCGTCAAACCCTACTGCCGTAAATGGCCCAAAGAATATGAGAAGGGTTCTCAGGAATGGCGAGACCTGCTCGGTGGTCACATGAAGTTCAAAAAAACCTGTAAGCAACTGGCTGCCTACGACATTGCTATCCAGCAAACTCTTGGTCTCAAGGTGTCCCAGGCTGCAATTCTTGTTTCAACGCCAGCCCGCACACAGATCTTCAAGATCTCACGTCGTTACCTGGACCTCCTCCACAACGACTGGTACAAAATCGTAGAAGAATATTACAAGCAGGTTGACAACTGCAACATTTATGATCCGGACCTTATTTAAGGACATCATCGAAGCCGTTATCGAATGGTTGAAACGGCTTTGGTTTGAATCAAAACTAAAAGCTCGATTAAAAATGATCGAGCTTGAAAACCAGATTGCGGCGGAACGCGAGCTGGAAGAACACTTCACACCTGAATACACAGAAGAAAAAATTGACCCAGAGCTACAAACCGGTGAATCCTTGAAGCTTGGTGGAGCAATGAGGTTGACTGCTAAATGGCATAATAAAGAAAAGATAAACAATACAGATGAGTCAGTTTGAAGCGAAACTGTGGGAGTCTGCCTGTGAAACCGCAGTTGTCACCAGAGAAGATGCAATTGTTATCTATAACAGAATGTTGGAACGCAGAAAAGACATCGAGACCAAAGGCCATCAAGTTCTAAATGAGTCGCATAAGACTTGCTAATTTAATTATTTCGAACGTGTTCGCCTTGGATTGCCAGCCGTAGGATAAGAAGACACTCAATTCAAGACCTCCAATGGAAATCAACGTTTCCGTTGGTGAGTGGATGAATACTCTCCAGCACCTCATGTCCGATGCGGCTGATGGGGATTGTTTTCGTCTGCCAACCAACATGCATCTTCATGCATTCATGTTGTTAAAAGAAGGTCAATTCTCTGACAGAAACTTTACAGTAACAGTCAACCAAGCTACAGGCGATGACCAATAAAAACGAACAAAAGCTTAAGCCAGGGGAAATCCGCCTCGACTATATCCCTGTTGATTGGCCGCTCACGCCATTAGGTAGTGAGAAAAATCCATATGTCCCAGGTTGGCAAAGCAACTTCTTTTCTGTAGCAGATATTGAGCCAGAGCTTTTATCAGGTGATTGCAAGGCCATTGGCCTGATCAGCGGACCTGTCTACAACTACCCTTACGGCTTGGTTTGGGTTGACGTAGATGGTGAAACTGTTTATCCACTCGTCAAAGAACTCTCCGGCATTGACGATTTCAATGCCGCACTGCCTCCCACACTGACCATTTGCAGCGGCAAACCCGGTCGTGAGCGCAAACTATACAAAATTGATCGCGAAAAACATAAACATTTCCTACGCAATAAGTATGTCTGGTACACCTCTCCTGAAGGAGGCGATAAAGAAAAACTAGAGATCCTTTGGAAACGCCACCAAGGGGTCCTCATGGGCCTTCACCCCAATACGGATGGTTACTTCACTCCAGATGGGATGGGGTACGAATGGGTTGATAATCTCCCTGAACTTCCCGATTGGGTACTCCAGCAGATTGTTACCAAGAACGTCAAGCTTGGTGTTCCAGCCAAGGAAACCCAACGTGTCATTGGACCTGGTTTTGCGATCCATGCAGAAATGGATCTTGAAACTGATATCAAAAAAGCAACTGATGCAACTTGGGCTTTGCCGCCTGAATCTGCCGATGATTACGATCTTTGGATCAGTATCGGCCAAATCCTCCATGAGTTAGACGATTCTCTTCTCGATGTATGGGATGAGTGGTCCAAGCAGTCAGATAAATACAAAGAAGGTGAGTGCCAAAAACGTTGGCTCACTTTTGTCCGTGGTGGTGGAAGAGGTCCAGGCAGTCTCTACTACATGGCCAAAGAAAATGGTTGGTCATACAACGACAACTCTCAAGAGCACAAAGCTTTGCTGCCTGACGATCACGTACTTGAACACATCAATACCATGTTTGAAGCGTTAGAAAAAGATGTACAAGATGATTTCCCGCAACCAGTCTCTTCTGTAGCTAAACCCAATTCTCGTGACGTTCAGTGGTTAGCTCATGGGAACACAAATAAAAACGATAAAAAAGGAACACGTAATCCCTCCTACGACCAAATTGCTGAAGTTCTTCTTCAGGAATATGGGGGCAATCTCCTCTACAGCCAGTCGCATGGTTCGTTCTTTATCTATGAACACAATCGCCGCAAAGGTCTGTGGTGCCAAATCTCAGAAGCTGAGATGAAAGGTGACATCCGCTCAAAGTTTGAACGGATCAAAACAAGCCTGTTGCCCAGCGGCTACAGCATGAAGCTGATCAATGACGTGATGGAACAACTCCGCATCACTGTCATCTTTGATGATTGGTATGAAGGTAAAGAATTGCTACTGTTTGAAAATGGTGTTCTGAACATCGAAACCAAAGAGTTCAAACCCTCTAGCCGTGATCTCTATATCACACAGCAGCTGCCGTACCAATACGATCCATACGCCAAGTGCGAACCAATCATCCAGTGGTTAAAAGGAACGCAAGAAAATAATTGGAGTCGTACCCAAGTTCTGCGGGCATGGTTGCGTGCTGTACTGCTTGGTTACTCCGAGATCCAGAAGTTCGTTGAGATTGTTGGACCCGGCAAGTCCGGCAAATCAACCTATGCAAACCTGGCTCATGCCCTGGTCGGGGATGAAAACGCCATGATCTCCTCGCTCGAGCACCTCGAGAAAAACAGGTTCGAAACCTCCAACCTCTACAAGAAAAAACTTCTGCTCTTCAACGATGTCGAGCGTTACGGCGGTTCTGTCTCTGTACTCAAAGCCATCACTGGTCGTGACTTAATTCGAAACGAACGAAAGTTCCAGGCTGCAAGCCAAAAGCCTTTCAAGTTCAATGGCTTGGTCATGATCACTGCCAACGAACCCATCCAAACCACTGATCCCACCTCGGGTCTAGCACGTCGAAGGCTCACAATTCCTTTCGATAAACCATTCACTGGTTCTTCTGCTGAACAAAAAACACTCATCGATATGGATGACAGAGGTCGTCCCTTCGGTGAATTCGCTGCTCTCCTCCCTGGTCTTGTCAACTGGGTTCTGGAAATGCCTGAACTCGAGATGCGGGAATATCTGATGGAAACCAACAAGAAGGTAGACTTCTTTGCCAAGCATCACAAGGAACAAATCCTTAAGTCCAACCAAATCATGGATTGGATGAGTCACTGCATCGTCTTTGATCCAGGGGCATCCAGTGCTGTTGGCCTGGCTAAAACAGCTCAAGGCACAACATACGTCTACAGCAATTGGGACAAATGGTTGTACGCCAGCTATTGCGAGTTTTCGCGTGGCAGCAACAGCAATATCCTTGGTCGAAGCCGTTTTGAAACCCTACTGATGGACGTGTGTGTCCACCAGCTTGGTCTCGATGTTTACAAGATGGGCACTTCTCGAGGTTTGCGCATCAATAACATCGCAACTCGTGCCAGTAATCCCACCAAATACGGTGACTTCCCATCGATCGTTGAAGTTGGTTTGAACAAAGCCGAATGGGAGCCCATGTACGGTGATGTATTAACCAAGAAAAAAGATGCGAAAATAGAACAAGAGAATTTAGATTTTTGAGCAACGGTCGCCATTTAATTCTTGATCTCTATGGCTGCGATCCGCAGCTATTAGATGATTATGACTTTCTCAAGGGTGTGATGGAACGCGCCCTTGAACTGTCTAATGCGACCGTCGTGCGAGTGATTGGGGAAAAATTCTCACCACAGGGAGTAACACTCCTCGCTTTACTGTCAGAATCACACTGCTCAATTCACACTTGGCCTGAGGTCGGTTACGCAGCTATCGACCTCTACACCTGCGGGGAAAAAACTGACAGCAATCGCGCTGCCAAATTTTTTGAAGAGCAACTTTGTTCGGATATAACTAAAAAACAGGAGCTAATCCGATCTATACAACCTTGAATAATTTTGTATAGTTGATTAAGTTAATCAACTAATAATGGCAGAAGGTAAACCCAAGCTTTTATGGGTGGGCGATATCGTCGCCACCACGGGTTTTGCACGCGTTACAGAAAACGTACTCGACAAACTCAAAGATAAATACGAGATCCACGTCCTCGGTTGTAATTGGCACGGCGATTACACACCACTCCAGGAGGTTTATAAACTCTATCCGGCTTCAAACCGCTTCCAGCAAGCACCTTTTGGCGAAGACCGCATCCGCGAGATGGTCGCCAATATCCGTCCTGATGTCGTCTTCACCATGAACGATATCTGGATCATTAATGAGCAGTTCAAACGCATTGCTGACCTGCGCGATGAACTGAAATTCAAGTTTGTGGGTTACTACCCCATGGACTCTTATGAGTGGTACGGCGCACTCATGGACACCATCAACGACTGGGATGCCGCCATCTGTTACACCGAATTCGGTGCACAAGAAACCATCAACGCTGGTTGCAGGAAACCTGTCAGTGTGATTCCCCACGGTGTTACCCAGGGTCAGTTCTCACCTGGAGACAAAGCAGAGGCACGAAAGAAGTTGGGTCTGAATCCCGACGACTTCATCGTCTTCAACGGCAACCGGAACCAGTTCCGCAAACGGCTTGATATCACAATCAGTGCCTTTGCCAAATTCGCAGTTGACCGTCCTGATGCCAAGCTTTATCTCCACATGGGGATGAAGGACCAGGGTTGGGACATCATGCCGTTGTTCGCACGTGAAATGAACCGGCAAGGTCTAGATCCCAATAATCGGATCATCATGACCACCCCTAACCCCATGCCCCCCGCAGTCCCGGTGGACCTGCTGGAAACGATCTATCAGGTGGCTGACGTAGGCGTGAACACCTGTAAAGGTGAAGGCTGGGGCCTTGTTAACTTCGAGCACGCAGCCTGCCGTGTGGCCCAGGTGGTGCCCGATCACACGTCCTGTAAAGAGATCTTTGATGGTTACGGCCTCTTAATCCGTTCTCTTCACGCCGATGTGGATACCAATTTTGGTCGCATCATGCCTTGCCCCGACGACAACCACCTGGCCGAACAGCTGGGCAAGTTGTACGACGATCGCAAGCTGCTGGATGAAGTGGCTCAAAAGTGCTACGACCGTGTGACGGACGTTGCCTTCCACTGGGAAACGATCGCCTCTCAATTCGACGAGGTGTTCCAGGAGACCTTGGCTCAGGCTGAAAAACCACAAATTGTGAAGCCTAAAGGCAAAGTCAAAAACAAAAAGTAATTTGGATGCGGTGAGACCGTTGGGTTGAGAACCCCTGCCGATTGGTGGGGGTTTTTTCTTGGTTTCTTAGTCTCACTTTGAGTCCTGTGCAGACTTTCAGAGATTGGGGGGTCATTTCATCCCCCCCTATGGAATATGACACTTTGTTCAAATGGTGTAATGTTGAAAAGTTGAGGGCAAAAGTAAAGAGATAAAAACAGGTATCTGTTCTCGGTTCTCAGTACACTTTGTTTCAACCGTGTCATTTAACTGAAGCTAGAGAAAAATTAAGGGTATTCTCTGTTTTCACGCACCCCCTTCCAATGGCGACCTCAAGCATGTCTCTTCCACCCCTTTGGCGGTTACGAGAACTGTTTGATTTGTCTGACAAGTATCCTTCTGGTCTCGAATGGAGAATTGATCGTGCTGGCTACAAGGCTGGAGATCAAGTCGGACGTATCAATATCCGCACTGGTTACTACATGGTTTTCGTGGACAACAAGCGATACCTGGCGCATCGCATTGTGTGTTTCATGAGAACAGAACGAGACTTGACGAATTCCCGTGTGCTCCACCACAAGAGCAACACTGAAAAAGACAATCGAGAACCACTACTAATCTCGAACGTCGTCAAAAAAATCAGCACGGAGGAACTTGGCTAACATCTACCGTTCTCTCCGGAATACCAACGTTCCTAATTCCTTTAGACATATACCCAATATCACTGAACTGTCTGACGAAATCCTTAAAGACGGAGGTTATTACCGTGGGTTCCAGTGCCCGCACGGTCATACCATTCGCCACTCAAAAGAACACTACTGTTATTTGTGCGTTAAAAAAATTATTTCCAACATCTGTGGATTTGATATTAACTACTTACACGTGGATTACAAAGGTAAATATCAAAGCCTCTGGAACCGCATCCAAATTGCTGAGCCAGATGAGTGCTGGGAAATCCAAAACAATTCCATTTACACCCCTAAACGTTTTTGTTTTCCCTCCTATCGCTCCTTATACAGCAAACAAAAAGCTGAAAACGTCACCTTTCATAAGGCCATTTACCAATGCGCCTGGGGCGATATTGGAACGGGTGTCGTAACCAGGCTCTGCTCAAATCCCTTGTGCGGCAACCCATTACACCTGGTGTCCTCCTGGAATCGGATGTACCCACCACGTATAATCCACCCCTTCTGCACTGAGTTTGAAGCCAAAAAGCTGATGTATTTTGCCAGCATCAATAATGATGTTGAAAAAATAAAAGACTTGTACAAAAGCACAATTTCTAGTCCTTTAAAAAACAAAGAAAGCGAAGAGTAAAATAGAAAAAAGACTACACACAATAATGCGTATTTCACAAACGCAACGGCAGAGGACCAAGGAAAGTCCCTTGGTTCTTGGACCGTTCGATCAATTATCAATTAGAAATTTAACCGGATCCCTGGGTCCCAAAAATAAAGTTGTCAGTGGGGGATATGGGGGTGGAACATATAACCATTGGTTCCGGATCGATATTTCTGCTGATGCCTGGATCATTTTGGCCAAGGGTGGTCGCAACCCCAATTACATCAATGTTTCTGCTTACGATCTAAACCTTACGCCAATCGAAGGACGTAATCCTTTTGACAAGGACAGCATTTCAGAGACTATCGACGGGGAAGTTTATTACCCGTATGTTGGTCATGTGATGAATAAACAGTCTGATTTATACAACAATTTTGATGCTAACAGGCTAGATAAAGGCGATCTGCGCTACTACCCCTTAAAAAGAGGAAGTTACTTACTGTGCATTTCTTCTACACGAAACGAAAATATTGATTATGAAGTTGCTTTTGTTGTTGAATTTCCAATAACAGGATTTGATCTGCTTCTAGAAGATTATGCACTTATGCTATATGAAGATGGAGGCTACGTTGTTGCAGATACCACTCCGAATTATGTTGAAAATGATCGACATACTCATTCGTTGTCTGAGTGGGATGAAGCATGGCAACGTGAGCGTCAGCAGGGAATTCCGTTCCCCGCAATTCTTGTTCCTCTAGCAACACAACCATGAAAAAACTTTATACTTTAATTATGCGCAAGGTATTCAAGCGTCCTGAGGTTATTGAAATTAAGATGACACCTTACGACAAACAGTTTATTTACTGTCTTGAAACACCCTGGGCATCTGAGTGCAAAATGTATGACGTTTGAAAATGTCTCTCCGTACCAGGCGTCGCAAGAAGACTGGGAAGATTTCTTTGAAGGATGGGACCTTTCTCAAGGTACGACTTATCCCGTGGATACGGACCCAGAGTGGTTGTGTGTGGTTAGTCAGCATGGCCGTATCGTGTTCGACGAGGCAGGCGAACGACTGGTTGTTGAGAAGAAAGAACAAACGTGTCCGCCGCTTGGATATGAATTTGACAGGTAAAGCGGGGAATCGTTCTCAAGCTTTAGCAGTTCGTTTTTTAAGAGATTGTCAAGAGTATATTCCAAAAGGTGATTCTCTTGTTATTCGATGCGAATGCGTCGAATCAGATAAACAATTTCGTATTTGGAAAAAATGGTTTGCTCGCCATGAAGACTCTGATTGGGAAGTAATAGAAGAAGATAAATCTTTTTTCTACTACAAATCTAGGTAAGTAGAATAAAGAAAAAGATTCCAGATTATGGAACACATCTCTAAATACATCGAAGTGTTGCTTGCAGTGCATGCCGCTGCATCTGCAATTACAGCTTTGACTCCTACGCCGAAAGACGATGCCCTGGTGGCAAAGTTGTATAAGGTGTTGGAGACTTTAGCGCTTGTGGTTGGTAAAGCAAAACAGCGCTAATCAGGTAAAGCCTGGAACCAGAAAACAACACCGTTGTTTTTCTCAACCCAATCTTTTGTTGCGTAAGCCTCTTGTTTATTGAGGGTTACGCATTTTTTTTCGTCGCCAACTTCCCAGCAGATATTAACCCGTATCTGCGGGTCTTTATTTCTTTTCACTTTAATAATTCCAGCGAATCTTGTTTTGTGTTTCCCTCATGCCAATATGAATAAATCCTTTTTGTGCACCGTACCCCAATGAGTACTTCCAGTTCTGGTCGCACCATGCTTGAACATCGTAGATGTTTGCGCCTTCAATATAAAAATCTACTGCACCTTTAAGCGGTGCGTCATAGGTATGTTCGCTGTTTTTTGCACCACCAACTTCACGATTAATTGGCTCTGGCCTCGAGCCACTAGTAATAATGATTGGCTTGTTGTTAAATGTTAATCTAACTTTCTCTAAAAACTCACAAAGTTTTACAGCAGTTTCACATTGGAAGTGCTTTGTGAAACGTCTTGCTTCTTGATTTAATGTTAATTCACCGTACGTAATGTTTGGAGTTACCTTATATCCAAAGGGGCTCCAGGGGTCAAATGCAATTACATTTTTCTTTGTATTTTCTTCTTTTTTAATTGTATCTACGGGTACATTATCGTTTGCTGTAATTAATTTTTCATTCTTTTTAGCTTTATTTCTGTACTTATCTGCAAACGTATTTAACGTCTCTTCCGAGAGTTGATCTTGCAACCAATTCCAGGCATCGGTTTGATGCTGTTCTTCAACATAATAAGAAGCAGCATCAACCAACTTGATAGACATTGTTTTTACCGAATAACGTAACCGCGTCCTTGAATAATATCAATGCATTCTTGATATGTTTGACGAGTTATGTAGCCATACTCATCACTTGCTTGCCCAATGGGAACTTCTCTATCGGTTTCGTAATAAGAAAAGTTAACTGGAGCACTACAGAAGTTATTTGGATAAGTCCAAAACTTCCAACACTCAAATTTTAAATTTAAAGAACGTGCTTCATCGACACATTCTTGTCTTGTTGGATATTCAAAACAGGATTGACCTGTATAAAGCATCCCATCTGTTTCTTTAAAGAAAGTAACGAGCAGGTCGTTGTTATAAACGACCCGCCACGATTTTGCTGGTCCTAAAGTTCCCGACATAATTATGAGTTGATGAGAACGGTACAGTCGCGTCCGGCACCGGTTAACGTATCTCGATAACCACTACCAGCAGCAGAAGGTGCAGCACACAATCCATTTAATGTAATTGTAAGTCCACTATATGTGGTTGTGCTGTTTGTGCCATCGAGTGAAGCAAACATCTGGAGTGTTGCGTCAACACTTGCTTGGTTAAGTGCACAACCACTTGCCATGAAGTGCATCTCCATCTTCTTGGTTGTACCCGAAGCGCCAAAGGTTAAACCTGTGATGTTTGAACCCTCAATGACACCAGAACGAACAACAGAAGATTGACCTTGAGTAGAACCAGTGATAACTGCAGCCATGCTGACGCTGGTTAAACCAGAGCCAATGATGTGGAAGGCAGGTGTAGTCACTGCTGAAGCACCGTCCGTGTTGTTGCTGTACACGTGAATGTGCTGAAGTGCTCCCAGATCAAGATCGCCTGTAAGGTTCGAACCAAACTCAAAGTACAACGGTCGGTACAGACGTTGACTGTCAGCACCTGTGCTTCCAGAGGTACCGCTCGCTCCCATCCAGACCAGGCTGCTCATATCGAAACCGGTAATAGCAGGCAGCTCCATACGGATTTGGCCGTACCAACCAGTCAATGCGGGGAATTTAGCTGTCTTAATTCCAGTGGCAATAATTGCACCACTGGTGTAACTCATTGCGATACTTTCGTAACCAATCTGCTTAAGCGCAGTTGCGTTCACTTCTCCAGTAAAGGTGTTACCTGAGATAACAACAGTTCCTGTAAGGTTGTTATAACCAGTGATTGCAGTTGCAACTCCAGTTAATGCGGTAACTGTTTCAAAACCATGTGTACCATAACCACGGGTAGAGGTATCACCAACTTGATATAAGGTGTATCCACCACTGATGCAACGCATTCCGGTCATTGAAATGAACGTTGTACCAGAGTTACGCAGACGTACACCAGATGCACCAATGGCATCCATGCTATCCAGATTTAGCTCAACAATAGATGTGTTGGTTCTACCTGTTGCCCAGATCTGTGGTTCAAAGATTCCGGTGTAATTCGATGTAAATTGAATGTGGCCGGATGTTCCAAAAGCCTCAACAGTAAAACCAGATCTTGTATTAGAGAAATTGCCAGTAACAGAAGTAATACCAGACCCTGCAGATTTACCGCCAGCTGCAAGCTGTGTATAACCTGTTACGTTAGTAATACCAGTTGCATCAATAACCCAATCGCCTGAAGTAATTACCTGGAAGTAATTATTGCGCACATCTGTTGTACCCCCAAGGTTTACATAACCAGAGATATTTGGATCGCTGTTCCTACCTCGAATTAGTACATAATCATCAATAAAACCACTGGTTCGAGCAGTATTGTAATTAAGGTAACCAGTGGCTTGACCAAACAGGTCAAATTGTAAATAACCCGAGTTTTCATGTAAGTTCGGGAAGTTACCACTGACTAAAGTTGGATGATCTGCATGGTAATAACCAAGAGTTATATGGTACAGTGAATTACCTGTGATGGACTGAAGACCAGTGGCCTCCATAATAGCTGTACCTGTTGCGTAATTATTGACGTAATTACAGCTTCTAAAGTTATTAATGCGTGTTTCGCAGTAGCCACCATTTGCAGCGCCATTAATCATTCCATGTTTAATTTCACCAGTTGCTTCGTAACCGGGATCACCAGTGGCAATCAAATAACTAGTTGCACCAGTAGCTCGTGCATACACTGCTAAGTTAGAGCTTTGGGAAGCATATCCGACGCTTTCAAGTTTCCCTAAATTGCCAGAGACAAAAGCACCTGATGCATCTGCAGCTACTTGAATATAGTGAGTAACTCGTTTTAACCCTGTTGTTTGAACAACAATACGACCACTTGGAGCATCTACATAATTATAAAGCTGATAATAACCGCTAACAACTTGTAAATTACCAAGTAAACCCGTAACTTTTGATGGCGTAGCAGCATCGCAATAACGAGTGTGAACGTTGAGATAATAAGTGGTATTATTTGTGCCTATTTCATAAGCAGTATTACCAGTTAATGTAATTTGAGCAAGGCTGTTATTACCCTCGGCATACATTGCTATGTATTGGCCAACTTTTACAGCATCACCAAGGGTAATTTTAGCCGTGCCACCATATTTACTTGTGTTTTCACTCTGAACATAAGCTCGCAAATAGGTACTACCGCTCCATGTCCATTGCGGAGCATAAACTTCAGCGTGACCTGAACCAAGCTGAGTAGTACGGTTTGAATAAGCATCTAGATAAGTTACGTTATGAGAATATCCGGTCAGGTTTGGTAAACCAATGTAAGTATATCCACTGCCGGCATTATCGTATGCATAACAGGAAACGCCAACACCAGTTACATACCCACCGTATGTACCGCTAACTGTTGTAAGTTGACCACTTCCAGCAGTATATAAGCTGTAATGCCGAATATAATCAATACTGCCTCCAGTTGTTGCGGGAAGGTTACCACTGCCATCAGCTAAATAAGTGCCACCAGCATACGCCTGAGCTTGGAGCCGATTCCTAACGTGGAATGTATTTAAGTTAAGTGTGACTGTAGAACCGTAATTAACATAACCAGTAATACCATTTGCATCTTGAAGACCTGTGGCATTAAAAGTAAGGCTCTTACCAGTAGCATTTAAGTCAGTATTTTGATAAGGGAAAATATAACCAGCAGTACGGGATGTGCTATTTCCTATATTTTTAAGGGAGCCCATATTCCAGGTAATTTGAGTACCTGCTGGAGCGTAATCTACGTGTTTCCAGTAATTAGTTATGTATCCAGATTTAGCTGTACCATGGTTGTAATTAAAGGTATGGCCAGTGGTGTAGGTATAGGCGTCAATAACACCGCTTAGATGCTCAATATCCCCAAAATCAACAGTAAATTTAGTATTGCTATCGCCAGATGTTGCAGCGTCTGCGAAGAACTTGTGACTATTGCCCCACTGATTCATTCCAGTGGCGTAAATCGAAATATTAGAATCACCCGAATAAATGCGTCCGGAGACAATAACACCAGAGCGTAAGGTGCCAAAGTTACCTGTAAAGGTATTGCCTGTTGTGTAATTCCTGATATACAAATGGCTGGTCATGTAACCACCACCAGTACCAGGGCCACCTGTAAAGGTTAAGTCAATTTTGCCGCTTGTATAAGCATTAATACCACCACTAATATGCGTGATATCACCAAATTTACCTGTAAGTGTTGATTCTGTACCATTTGTGTAGAATTGGTGACTACCGTTCCACATATGCATTCCAGTGGCTTCTAAATAATTAGAGCCGCTGTAGCAATGCTGCCGAACTTGTGCACCAGAAGCCAAGGTGCCGACATTACCTGTAATCGTTGCGGTATCACCGTAACTGTATTGGTAAATGTTGCTGGTCATATAACCACTGCCATTACCAGGGCCACCTGTAAAGGAGTAATTAACGTTGCCAGATGTATACGTATACAGATAACCGCTGATGTAATCAACATCGGCACCAGTAACATTCAGTGTGCAACCAGTCAGTGTACGAAGGTTAATGTTACCGTTAATTTCACGCAGTTCATTGGCAACTAAAATACCTGTACCATCAACGCCACTTAACGAATAAGTCAGTGCATTGCAGCGCCTTAATGTACCTCGGTTTCCGCTGTGGGTATTACCACTTAAATATGTATAGTTATTAAAGTTACCAATAACTTCACCAGAGCCATCGCCACCACCACCGGTAAAGGTGTAATACAGATCGCCAGAAGTATAGAAGTTATGGTCACCGCTCCAGGAGGTTAAATCTGCACCACTAATTGTAGTTGTGCTACCGGATAAACCGTAAGCAGTAAGAGTACCACTGTATTGCTGTAATTTAGGAATATTAATCGTTTGTACTGTATCTACAGCATCGGCTCCCCCGGGATAAAGCTGCATCAGAGCACCCCCATTTTCAGAGGTACCATTAGGGTTAGTACCAGGAGGAATTAATCCAGTTGCTTCCGGTAAATTAATAAGACCAGTCGTGCCGCTTCCTTTTAACTGGGCCACCCAGCCCACGTTTGTTTGTTCTAAATTTAGTGCTTCAAATGTTACGTTTCCACTTTCACTTATGGCCCAAAAAACACATCCACCGTTAGCACCACTATTGCTCCGACCAGCTAAAAATGTTCCTGTTGTTAAGTTAACAACAATATCGTCTGTAGCCTGGAATTTACTCCATCGATTAGCAGAATTTATATATTGTTGAGAAACACCTGTCAAGCAAAGACCACTAAAATTTAGAGAGCCAGAGCTTTTTATATTGATTGCACCGATGTTGCCAATATATGGAATATAAAAATATTCGTTAGAGTTATTGATAACCGTTAAATTTTTACCATCTGTGTTTTGATTAAAATCAAAGCGGTTATAGAAACCACTCGGTTTCGTGAGAGGCGCTCCAGAACAAGTAATTGTTAAATCACCTGTATTTGTTGTTGGTGTACTGACGTATGCGTTTACGCCTTCACTGGCCAGACGAGGAATAACAACACCGGTTGTATTTTGGTGAGTGTAAATATTCCATGTTATTCCTTGTGCTGCAGAATTTGCTGAAGTATTGCCATTCCCAAGGCCAACACCAGTGTGGTTCATCCCGAGAACAACATTTTCCCAGTTAGAACCGGCAAAAAACTTAACGCCACCAACTTGATGGACAGGCAGGAAGTCTTCATAGGGAAGCAATTCGTTATTGCTACTACCGTAATCGGCATGGCCGCTGATAATTACCATACCGGAAACATAACCGGTAAAAGTATTATCTAACCCTTTAAGGCCACCAGATCCATAGTTCAAGAAAACACCAGAATATCCTGCAGCCTGGACAAGATTAGGCGAATAAACTTCACCAGTTACATCGTGTCCACCAGAATAATAAAGAGCAATTCGTGAATTACCGTCTAAACTATCAATTCGTTTTAACGCGCCAAGGGAGAATTTTTTTAATCGATCACTGCGACCTGTAATTTGATAACCAACGTATTCCAGGTTTGAAAAATCTGCTTCAAAATCGGTGCCACTACCCTCTGATGCACCTGTAACAACAATGGCGTTTTTAGTTGCTGTTAAGTTTTTGAATTGAATGTAGCTGGAACCGCTCTCAATAGTAAATGTTGCAGCAGCGTCAAGTGCAATACCAGGGTTACTAACGTAAGCACCCGTGCTGACAGGACCAATCGACAAGCTAGCAATATATTCGTTAGGCAGTCCTAGCTCACCTTCAACCAGTGCTCCACCAGTCGTCTCAAGGCGGAGTTTATCGGGAACGTAACCAACAAAATTGCTGTAGTTAGACATTTTTTTTCAACTTAGAGGGTGACCCAACCTTCAGAAGCGTTTACATAAATCAACCTAAATCTTGCATTCAGGTCATTAAGCGTCATGTCTTCTGCTAATCCCATGATGTTGCTTCCATTTCGGGCAACGGTTCCTGTGGTTGTATTGCTTCTATTAATTATACCAACGTAATCGCCCTGAGACGGTGTAGTTGGAAGCGTTAAAGTAAGGCCGCTCAGTAATACATAGTAAGTACCAGCAACCCCAGTTTCATTTGTAGTCAAACCACTGACTGTGTAAGAGCTTCCGCCACCCCCACCGCCAGTTGCTTCGACCCATGCTGTTGTGCCGTCTCCATTTGTTGACAACACATAGTTGTTTGTACCTGCACTTTGAGGGAAGGAATACAGGCCGTAAGGTCTAATATCGCCAGCCCCAGAAATAATGGTGACGTTACCGCTGCACTTATAAAGTGTTCCGGAAATAACAGAGGTGAAGTTACCGGATGCACCCGTTACAGAAGTAAAGGTGGCTGTTGTACCTGAAATGGTTCCACCTGAAACAGAGGTAGAAGCAGTTAAATCACCAACATCACCAGTTGTGGCAGTTAAAGTTGTCGCTGTAACTGTAGAACCTGTGATGTTGGTGGCATTAACACTTGTTCCGGTGATGGCTGCACCAGAAATCTCAGTTGTGTAAATGCCGGAAACACCAGTAACACTTGTAAATGTTGCTGTTGTTCCAGATAACGTTCCACCGGAAATACTTCCGGTTGACGTTAAGTTGCCAATTGTTCCTGTTTCAGCAAGTACAGTGACACCACTTACGGTTTGACCTGTAATTGAGGTGGCGTTAATACTTGTGCCTGTAATCGATGCCCCTGACAAGAACGAAGTGAAGATGCCAGTTGCACCACTAAAGGTTGTGATATTACTTGTTGTACCAGTAATCAGTGCTCCTGAGAGCAGTGTTGTAAAAACTCCTGTTAATCCAGTGATTGAATTCGCCTGGATGACGCCGCCGCTAAAATTACTTCCGTTCGAAACTAAAGTGGTAACGTCAAGGGTGTAATCAGTACCACCTGAATTGAAAATAATTGTATTAGCTTTAAGACTGCCGTATGCCATTTACGCAGACCACTAATTTTTCCATTATTAACCATTCTACATTGCAAGATTTACAGTAACACCCAACCTTCTGTGCCACCATAGAAAATAAATTCAGTTTTAAAGTTCAAGTCATTAATAACAACATTTTCAGCAAGACCCATAATGTTGCTACCGTTTCGATCAATAACGCCAGTTGTTGAATCACTTTGATTCCTAATAATTAAAAAGTCACCGGTTGCTGGTGTGACAGGCAATGTAATTGTTGTTCCTGTCGTCATTACGTACATTGTTCCAGCAACACCTGTAATCGCACCGGTAACAACTTCAACGCTGTAGTTAGCGGAACCAGCGTTCCATTGTGTTGTTCCGTTGCCTTTACTAATTAAGGTTGCGCCAGAAGTTCCAAGGTTGCCTGGGAAACTGAACAGACCAAAAGGCTGAACATTACCAGCATCAGTAATAACAGTTGTATTGCTGTCTGCTTTAAAGGATGCTCCCGAAACGAGATCAGAGAAGATTCCTGTTTCAGTTGTAATTGTTGTGATGTCACCTTCTGTTCCTTCAAACGTAGGAGCAGTTAAGGTTCCTGTTACTCGAGCAACCGTGATGTTCGCAGTTGGGCCAGAAACAGTGGTACCGCTGATGGAAGTACCTGTAATTGCTGTTGCTCGAACCGAGGTACCGGTAATGGAGGCACCAGAAAGAGTTGTGGTGAAAGTACCTGTTTCAGCAGTAACCGTCCCGAAGTCTGCTGTTGTTGCTTCGAATGTTGTACCAGTGATGCTGGTTACTGAAACAACTGTGCCAATTGTTGTTGTTTGACCTGAAAGATCAACACCACTAATTGTTGTACCTGTAATGTTAGTTGCTTCAACACTTGTACCGGTGATTGTTGCTCCAGAGGCAAGTGCTGTGAATATCCCAGAAACGCCGCTTAAGGTAGTTGTATTTAAATTATCAGCCTGAATTTCTGCACCGGACACCGAAACCGTAAAGGTTCCAGTTATTCCTGTAATCGATTGAGCCTGAAGGACACCACCGCTGTAATTGTCGCCATTTCGAATCCCACTGTTGTAGTCGAAGACAGTATCACCGCCCCCTGAATTCCAAATGAGTTGTTTTATTCTGGCTCGACCGTATGCCATTATTTATCTGTAATTAGTAGTTCTATTCTATTTTGACCAATTATTGCTGGCTCAAAAGAGAAATCAAAGCTTCTTTCTGTTCAGGAGTTAATGCGTTTAAAAAATCTTGAACTTCTTCCTCTGGGTTTGATTCAACCACGGGAGGATGTTCATTCTCAATTGGATGACAACAATCGTCATCGCAAACAGCAGTGCAACCTTCTGGTGGAGACCAAATTGAAGTATCGCCATTCCAAACGACACGGTTGATGCACTTACCTTCTGAATTCAAAACTGCGTAAATCATGGGTTACCTCCTTTAGTTACCAGGCCCAAACACGGATGCGGCCACCGCCGCCGTTTCCACCAGCACCTGAATCGCCTTGACCGTTAAACGACGCACCACCGCCGCCACCACCTCCACCTATCGCTGCATTGCCACCGTCACCAGCATCTCCAGTTTGATTTGGAGCGCCACCACCACCACCACTAAGTCCACCGGCAGAAATACTTCCACCTGATTCGCCATCGGTCGACCCAGCGTTATTGGTACCTGGAGCATCAGAAGGATTCCAACCTCCAGGAGTTGCTAGATAACTAGTAGTGTTAAATGCAGCACCGCCACCGCCCCCGGCGCCACACCAGCCTTCATAACCACCAGCAGAAGCGTAAATTTGTTGATAATTAGTGGTGCGGGATCCACCTGGTCCTATATATCTATGGTTATTATAAGCAGAGTCTAAAAGAGCAAATGGGGTTGTGTTGTCGTAAGCATAAGTCCCAGTTGATACATCGTCACCACCTTTGCCTCTTGTTCCAAAACCACTAGTAAGATGAGATCCAAATGATGATGTGCCACCATCTGCACCATCATTACCGTTTGTACTATCCGCTGTAACAGAAGCTCCACCGGTTCCGCCAGCGGCAATAGTAATTGACTCTGTTGATCCTAGAGAACTAGCAGCAAAAATTTTCTTAGTTATAGGACTTCCCCAACCACCTGATCCACCATTGGTTCTAGTATTGGAAGCACCTTTTCTTCCACTAGCGCCACCGCCACCGCCACCTACAACTTCAACTTCAACCCAGGTTACATTATCTGGCTTGGTCCAAGTTCCATTTGAAGTAAACTCTTGGTAATTAAGAGCGGCGCCACCGCCTCCACCAGGAGTTAGATCACTTAGATTTGTCATTCTATTTATGCCAGGTTAATTGTCCAACCTTCAGTACTATTAATATAAGTCATCTCAAACTTGCCATTCAGATCGTCAATTGTCAAGTTTGAACCACTGCCAACAATATTGTTTCCATTTCGATTGACAACACTGGTAATCGTATTGCTCCGGTTAACAAAACTCAGCCACTCACCTGTTGCAGGGCTTCCGGGAAGAGTAATTGTTGCACCAGAGAAGAGAACGTGCATTGCTCCTGGAACACCAGTGATATCACCAGTAACTTCAACAATAAGTTTGTAACCGCTTGATTCTTCGTAAACGTACCAATCCGAACCACTAGCGATTGAGACGGTAGCTCCAGTTTCAAGTACTGTGCTGCCGATTGAGAAACCGTTTGTTCCGCTTTGAATCAGATACGTTGTTGTTCCTGTTAAAGAATAAGGTGTCTTAAGAATGGCACCTTGAACGGTGTTACCAAAGAAACCAGAGCCACTAGCAAGAACAGAACCTGTTGTTGTTTCTGTAAAGTTTGCAACGGTGAAGTTACCAGTTACAGCAGTAACTGTTACAGCTTCAATTAATGTTCCTGTAATGTAAGCACCGGAAACCTGATCGGTAAATGTTCCGGATACGCCAGTGAGATTTGCAAACAGGCCAGTTTGACCTGTAACTGTTAAACCAGAAACACGAGTAGTAAATGTTCCAGATACGCCAGTCAGGTTTGCAAATAATCCGGTGACACCTGTAATTGTTCCTCCGGAAACACCTGTGAAAATACCGCTTGTAAATGTTCCAGATGTACCGCTGAATGTATTTCCTGTAATTGAGGAGCCACTTAGATAGTTGCTAAAGACTCCAGTCTGCGCATTGACCCTTGTGAAGTTACCGCTGGCACCTGTAACAGTAAAACCAGAAACAAAGGTCAGGCCATAAATTTGGTTTCCTGTTAAATCACCAAAGATACCGGTGATACCGGTTACAGTGCCACCAGAAATTGTTCCGCTAACCGTAAAGCCAGAAGAGATGGTGCCACTTCCACTGACAATTAAGTTCCCACCAGCAACAATGTCACCTGTGGTGGCAATTGTCGGAATATTAATTGTGTCGGTGAATGTACCAGTTAGTGCAGTAAGTGTAGAGAACAGTCCAGTTGTTCCTGTAACTGTCGTTCCTGAAACATGTGTAAATGTTCCAGAAACTCCGGTGACATTAGTGAAACGTGCAGTAACGCCAGTAACGATTGCACCTGAAACAACATCGGTAAAAACACCGCTGATGCCTGTGACGTTAGAGAACCGAGCAAAGTCTCCGGTAATAACAGCGCCGGATACTTGTGTTGTTGCAACTAATGTATCTGTTGTGATCTGATCGAATAGACCAGTAACACCCGTAATGGTGCCACCAGATAAATAAGTGAAGTCACCACTAACGCCAGTAATCAGTTCGACAGAAACACTGTCGCCAGTAATTGTTGCGCCGGATAAATAAGAAGTAAATGTTCCTGATACACCGGTAACAATTGTTGCGTTTAAGGTGTCACCAGTAATCGATGCACCAGAAACACGGGAAGTAAACGTACCGGAGATACCGGTAATCGTTGTTCCCTTAACGGAGTCACCCGTTACGGTTGCACCAGAAACAAGTGTTGTGCCAACAATGTTGGTACCTGTGATGTTGGTACCAGAAATATTAGATATGTTTGCGTTAGTTCCCGTCAGGCTAAATATAGTTCCTGTTCCAAAAGAAACAGTGTTGCCTGTAATTGTTTGTCCGCTAAGACGAATAAAATTACCTGTTCCGATTGTTGCTAAATCGGAAAGTAAGTTTGTGATATTACCGGTAGAGGCATTGATGTTTGCCCCTTGAATAATGTCACCGGTAATCGTTGCACCGCTTAAAGTGCCCTGTACTTTTGCATCACCGGTAACAACCAGATGTGCAAATGTACCTGTACCACTGACCTCAATGTTTTCAGGGTTAAAAGTACCGCTGACTGTTAAGTCGTTGGTAATAATTAAGGAACCAGCAATGGTTCCACCGGTAATTTGAAGGTAGTAGCTATTAAAGTATTGTTTTGTGGCTGCAAAAGTAAGCTTCTTATTTTTTAGACCAGGGTCTACTTCCGCTACATCAACGACCATCAAAAGATCGTCGTCATCAATATTTGATGACAAAATAGCTGGTAATTCTGTTACGCGCCTATTAGCCACCTACTAAACCAAAAAGCCTATAAATTGAATTATAGGCGATCTTTATTCAGCTTATTTTACACGTATCTCGATCTTTGGAAGCAAATTAGATGCAAAACTCCAGCCTGCTTGCAGGCCAACAACCATGCCACAAGACAAAGCAAAAACCAAAATTACTTCTGCAACGGTGAGATTTCTACGGACATAAACAACTTCAGGTTGGACGGGTGCTACCGCTACTTGTTGTTGCTGAAGCTGAGCATGTTGAGCGCGTTGCTCCATGACTTGCCTGATGGCATCCTGACGAGCTTTTGCCTTAAGCGCCTCGAAATACTCTGGCGTTATTTCCGGCTGCTGGAATTGAGCAGGCTGTTCCACAGGGGGGACCGATGCAACAGGCTCCTGGGATTGAGGAACGCCTTCCATTTAACTAACGAAATCTTTTCCCATACATTAGCATTTAAACAAAACAAAGCGAGACATGCAGTACGGAATTCGGAAAGGATTGGAAGACGTAGCGCATGAATTAAAAGCGATCAAAAATGCGTTAAATTCAATATGGCATAGCCAACAAGGAGATAACCCGCAAGAGTTGTCACCTGAATTATTTACTGACGAATACATCTCAACAGAAGAATGTGCTCGTCGTCTCCAGGTTTCAGATCAAACCATCAGGAACTGGATTGCCATCGGCAGAAAACATCCTGATAAGGGCTGGAAAGCTGGTGTGCATTACGTCAACGTTCGTCCAGAGGAAAAAAAGAAAGCGTTGATTCGGGTTCCATGGAATCGCCTGGTTCAATCCTTTGCAAAAAACCGAACGATTCAATCAGAAGATTTCCAAGAACGAAAACCCAAGTACAAGAGAGAAGGTCTGAGTGAACAGCACGATAAGCGTAATGGCACATCGGTTTAAAGACATCGACCTGTCACTGATAACGGTTGAGAATCACAGGGAACTGCTACCCAGTTCCTTGTCTCTCCAGGTTGAAATGTTTTTGCCTCCTGAAGGTTCGTTTGACGACATCTGTTTGCGCCGATATTTAGAGAATGTTCGCAACTATGAAGAAGAAGATGAAAATTCAAATATGACGCTGGCCAATCGATTGCGTTTGGCCTTTAAAGATATGGAGCCTGACACAATCTGCGGTAAGTTTCCTTCTGCGGAACTTCCTCTTAAACGTCGGTTACGTTGCGTGGCGGAATATCTTATACGTTCTGGTGAATTTGACAAGCTAAAAGACGAAAACGGAAAACTAATTAAAAAAAGAGGTAACCTCGGCAAGTTGGTTGTCATTTACAAACCTCTGCCTAAACTTCTAGAATCCCTGGTAAAGCACGGTCTAATAAAACAGTGAATCGTAGAGAAAAATTAATTGCTGCAGCCCTCAATGGAGCTGAAGGTAGCATCGCTGAAAAATCCCTCGATACCGTCGTCAGGTTGGTATTGGGTGATATGGGTGAACAATACGTAAAAATGTGGGCAGCAGAAGGACCAGGGGTGATGGTGTTCCAGCCCCAAAACCGTGAGCGGTCCATGTTTTTCTGGACCTTGAAAGAAATCCACGCTGCTCAAGAAGATTGTGAGCGCAGTAACGAAGGAGACATGGCTGAATCATTTCGCCGCATTCTTGCTGCAGCACAAAAAATTGATCCAGAAGAAAAAGCTGGTTACATCATCAATGATGCAGAAGGGATTCGTTATTTTGAAGTCGACTACAACAAAGAGTCTGAAAAGTAATGGCAATACCCGATATCAGAAAAGGTCTGAGGGAAGACCTTGAGCTGATCTCAAGTTGGGACTTTATTACTTCTGCAAATGAAGTGATGGGCAATATTGATTTAGATGTTGCTAGTTCCAAGGTTGCCAATGAACACGTCCAGGCAGATCAATTTTTTACACCATCCGATGATGGTTTAAATTGCCAGGATTGGTTCGGTAAAGTTTATCTGTTCCCACCAGCAGGTGCTTACTTCTGGGATAAAAAACAAGATAAATGGAAAAAAACAAGGGGTAGCTCACCAAGCTTGAGATCATCCCATGCTGTCTGGTTCTCAAAACTTTATAAAAGCTGGCTTGACAATGATATTGAGCAGGCTATTTACTTTAGTAATTGTCCGGACATGATCCGGTACGAGCAAAAGATATTTGATTTCCCTGTGTGTATTCCACGTACAGTGCCAATGCTTTTAAAAAATACTGCAGAAGGTGTGAGCAACCACAAAACCTGCACATCTGTGATTGTTTATCTGCAGCCTAAGTGGGATTGCGGACAAGCAACGCAACGATTTATCGACGTTTATTCCGAGAAAGGTCGAGTTTTGGCCTGATTTTTATTTATACTGTGTACTTCGATGCAATAAGGGAATGTCCGTATTAGCGGATTGGGAGATCAGGGATCTGGCGGTTGAAAAGGATATGATCTCTCCTTTTGTTGACCATCTAGAAAGTGAACGTGATGGCAAAAAAATTCTGAGCTACGGCCTGAGTTCGTATGGATACGACATTCGGTTGTCTCCTGAACAATGTCTTGTTTTCGGCAAAATTCAAGCTGGCGATTGCGACCCAAAAAACTTTGATCCTGATATTCTTAAGCCCACCGAACTCCTAGAGGATGAACAAGGAAAGTACTTCTTGCTACCTCCATATGGTTATTGCTTGGGTGTGGCTCAAGAGCGGCTTAAATTACCTCGAGATGTGACCGTTGTTGCAGTTGGTAAATCGACCTACGCTCGATCTGGCATTTTGGTCAACATCACACCAGCAGAGTCTGGCTGGGAAGGTTACTTGACCCTGGAGATCAGTAACTGCACAGGACTCTTCAACCGTATTTATGCGGATGAAGGTATTACTCAGCTCTTGTTCTATCGCGGCAAAAACTGCTCCGTGACTTACCAAGACCGCAAGGGTAAGTACCAGAACCAGAAGAAGGAAGTGGTCTTCTCTAAAGTTTAGTAATAAGGCTTCCCACCAAATGGCTGGGGTTTATCCGCGTAGCTAACGCTCCCTCCCCGGCCAATTCGGTCACCTAAACTTGGGAGTTCTGTTCCAGCGATCGAGGCAATTCCTCTTGGGGTTTTACCTCTGATCGTTGGTTCTGCAATACCAGCCCGCTGTTTGTATTTACCAGCAGCTTTGGCTGATTTCATAAATCTGGCAACACGCCTTTGTTTATCGTTTACTGATTCAGCAGAAGCTCGAGCGTCTTCATCAACACGACGCAAGTCTGTGTCATATAAGCGTTCTGGATTTAAATCAGATACTTCAACACCAGAAGAACCCGAGTCCTGCCTGGGATCGTAGGTGGGATCAAAGAAACTTGCCATAGTATTATTGTAAAAGGAATAAATCAAGTAGCAAAAATGGATGCCGTAGGTTTCTTAGGCTCTTTTTTAGAAGATAACGACGAAGTTAAAAATCGCTGCTTAAGTGAGTTAGATTTTGGCCAACCGTTGGCAAACGAAGAAAATGATGTACCCTTATACGATATGTATAATCGTGGGTTAGCAGCATGCGAACAAGGGTTGGAGCGAAAGAATCTGCACCTGGAGGGAATGAAGAGACCTGGTCAGACGGGTTACATCCCGAGCGTGGAGGAAGCAGCAAAATATCCGGGAACGGTACCCATGCCCGTGGGGCGGCTCCAGAATCTACCTCCAGCCAACATTACGACCGAGATGCTCCTGTCCCAGAAAAGACGTGGTTTGACCCGGTAGAGGAACTCGACAATCATCTTTTGTCTGATTGCCCAGGGGGAGTCTGTCCTGTTCCCTGGGCTGTTGCTCAAGAAGAACTCGCCCCTGGTGTTACGACGACGTTAGATATTATTGTTGACAACGTTAATCACCCTGACCATTACGCAGAAAATGGCTCTATTGAATGTATAGAGGCAATTGAAGCGCAATTAACCAAAGAAGAATACAGAGGGTATCTGAAAGGAAATATTGCAAAATATGTCTGGAGAGAAAAAAAGAAAGGGCAAACCGAATCGCTAAAGAAAGCTGAATTTTATCTCAAACGTCTTATTGAACTAGACGAGAGTATTTAGTAAGGCAGAAACGGATCTTCCGAGTCGTCGTCTTCTTCCATCATGTAGGCGGCGGCTAACTCTGCAAGTTCAACGTCTGTGGGAGTATCAAACTCAATTTTGATATTTTCAGATTCCAGGATTTGTTTTACTGCCTGCCATTCCATCATGCGCTGGTGGAACAAATTCAATAGTGCTGCATGCAGTTCTTCCCAGGTCATCTCCTGAGCTTGCAGCTCAGCACGCCGCATGGAAAACTGCAACTCTAAAGGTAACTCGTATTCACGAGGTTCTGCTGATCTCTCCATGAATCACTCTTGTTGTTCCGTTAATTTATTCTAAGTCCATTCGTTGTCAAGCTCTGGATCTAGCTCAAAGAGAAAATCTGACGCATCCATTTCAAAATGCGGGATCCAGGGGCTGTCAGCAATGTCAAAATCATTTGCAAACTCAGCCAAGACATAAGGGCTAAGGCTTTCTTCTAGCTTTCTGATTGCCCTGACTTGATGTGGTGCAGCTGAATAATTACGGAACGCAGTCAATAAAATCTCATTGGAAAGCCATGCATTGCCTTCCAAATCTTCCAAGAATAATTTGATTTCTTCCCTACGGCGATCCACAAGATTGCCAATGACGCGATAGTTAAAATCGAAAATCCATCTTGAGAACTCAATGGCGACACCATTCCAGTTCTCATTTCCAATACAGTCGACCAGTTCGCTGTAGAGGAAAGCCTCCCAACCGACTGAATGTATAAATGAAATCAAGGCATGACGCATGGAATCGTCGAGCCTTAAATTAATTGTATCTAAGTCTGCGTTAATTGCTTCTACTTCATTAATCAAGTATTCCATTGCTTTCTCTTCAGTGCATAGTTGCCCCGCACACACTGGAGAACCGTCTGGATAAAATTGTGTTCCGTACCCAATTGAATACGGCGAACCACCTGTTTCTACATCTGGGTATGCCTTTTCGTTGTAGCCCTGGAATTTGCAGATTAAATTAATTGCAGGCAAATAATCTGACATGAGGGCAACTATTGTTACCCTCAATCATACATAATTTATTTACCCTGACCGCGTGTCTTTTTACGGCCATGATTTGGCTTGGAATGCTTTCCCTGGCCTTGTTTTGTTTTTTTGGGAGGCGCTGATTGGAAAGTAGTTGAGTTCTTGCGCATGGTTCAGAGAATGAACATCACCACTTTACCTTGTGGGACCAATAACGTGCAGAAAATTTATCAGGATTGCTATCTTGGGCATTATGGCGAGCGTAGTATGACTTCTTACGTGCTTTCTCTTTGGCTGTCTTCGGATTCTTACCGGCACCCTCAACACCCTGTTGACCGAAACGAACGATCTTTTCTTCGCCGTCTTTACAGGCTTTTACGACGTGTGATTTAGTTGGATGCCCTGGTGTTTTCCGTGGCTTATTACAAGCCATTTTGTCTTTAGCTAATTTGGCTGCTTTTGCTGCCTTACGTGGTTTATCACTCATTAGAAGCCCTTAAAGATAGAAGTAAATTCGCCAAGGATCTTTTTCCCTGTATCGGACTTGTAGTCCTCTTCTTCATCTGGATCTAATTCTAAACTGAAGAAACTATCAAGTTCTTTCTTCCGTTCTTCACTAACGTTTGCTTTACTTTCTTCCTCTTCATCTGTACCAAAGAAACCTTCGATCGTTCCAAGAGAAGCAAAAGGATCACTTAAGTCCATTTCGGCAAACTCGAGTCCTTCTCCCGTTCCGGCTTTTGTCAATAATTGTTGTTCTGATCGATCAAGATCAGGGAACATGTTTTCGTAAAATTCATCTTCTGTTCCTTCGTATCCAGCATTCCTGAACACTGAATACAGTTGCGTCTCAGCCTCTGCGTCAATTGTTTTGTAATCTTCTGGTCGTTCAATGTATGTAAGACCAAGAACACGCTGGGTTGGCTTGCGTTTCTTTTCGTTTAAGTATTTGATTTCTTCCCTAATGCGTTGCGCTGAACCTGTCCTTAATGTCTCAATAATGTATTGCTTTAATTCATCTAAGTTTCCTTTGAAATCTTTTAAACCATAACGTTCCAGGACTTCGTTCCATTCTTCGTTATCGCCTGGATCCAAACCCTGAAGAAGTTCTTCTGTAAATTCTTCTGGTGTAACAAACTGACCAAACACAGAACCTTGCTCTAGGGCTTCTTCTTCAAGTGCAGGAAGAATGTTCATGTAAATCTGATCACTAACTTTACTAGCGTTCAGAATGTCTTCTGCCGCGTCGTAACCTTGGCCCTGTCCTTTTACCTGGAAGTGAATACGTGCAAAAGCGTCCTTATCGTTAACATCGATACCAAAGCGATAGGCTTGTTGAGCCCAGTAAGGATCGCCATTCTTAGCTGCTTCCCAATCTTCTGCAACAGTATTAGCTTGTTCTAAATATTTATCAGTCCTAGCTACGTCTCCGGTTGGATTGAAATAAAACTCAGAGTCAAAATAACGACCTGGTTCATTTTTTAATTGATCAAGATATTGTTTTGATTTCAGATCTGCAACAACGTTAACAGCGTTAACAAGGTCCTGCGTCTGGAAGGGGTTTTGTTCTTCTTGTCTAACGTCGAGGTATTCCACAAACTCGTCCATGGAACGCGATGTATCAAAACGAGGCTGCAGATAATCTTCAATAAACTGCCTGGCGAAATCCGCCTCAATTCCAATATTTGCTTCTGCTTCGTCTACGGTATAGCCAAGTTCAAGTTCCTCGTCATACTTTTCTTTTAATGTGTTATCAAACCACTGTTGCCAGTTGTAAGTAACGTTATTTCGAACACCGGTCAGACCTTCAAGCTGTTCTTCTAAATCATCTTCAGATGGACCACCACCCGTCAATGCATAAACACCGCCAATTCCGGTGTCATTAATCAGTGAATTAGCAATTGTTTTATTGATATCCATGATCTCTGCGAAGCCACCAAAGCCTCTTAAGAGATCCAAGTTCTCTTCCTTTGCCTTAGCTTTTTTCATTTCAGCAATCGTGTCTTTCAACACGTTCTGAGTTAAAGCACCAAAGCGTTTAACGTCGACCGTTGCTTTCTCACCGACGGCCTGGTTGATGGCATCTTCTAGTTCTGTAATGCCATACCCTTGGTTTAAGTTGAGATCAAACGCAACTTGTTTGTCTTCATCCCGTTGAGAGAGCCTAAAGAGAGCAGCAAATTCATCTGGTTTTTCAGTGTCAATGGATAAATAATTATCCTTTGCCATCTGCTTCCAATAAGGATCTCCGTTCAACGCAGCCTCAAACTGCTCCTGGATATATGGAACACTTAGAAGACGTGCGTCAGACGTGTTCATATCGACGCCCAGCTGGAGCGTCCTGGCGTCTTCGAAGTCTTTATCGGTTGGTTTCTCGTAATACTCGGTAGCAGCCTCTGTAGCCTCTGGTGCGTTACCCCTGGCACCAGCTTGTTGACCTATGTTTGTGTAGTGCCAGAGGTAGTATCCATCCTTTCCGTATCTAGCTGTTATGTCTAAATCGTCATTGGCAACTGCTTCATTCCATTTTTGTACTGCCCCAAGGTTATTATCTTGGTAATACTTGGAATCAAAATTACCATATAAAGGTTTTGCTCCAAGACTTGGATCCCACTCTTGAAGCTTTTCCGTTAGATAAAAAGCTTTGAAGTTATCTTCTAAACCAGCAACGCCATATTGTTTTAACAGTTCTCTTTGGGCAACATAATCATCTCCTTGTGTTCTATTAATTGTTGCTTCAATTTGAGGAAGCTGTCTATTTGTCGATTCAACCTGTCTGTTATATGGATCAATGATGTCTCTGTTAATTCTCTCGTTATCTTTTGCTTCTTTTAGCTGTCTTTCAATGCCTGGTTGTTCTCTGCCAAAATTGTTTGCAGCCGACTGAACTGCGCTGCTGTATGCAATAGTCTTACCTAAATTATTTTCTAAATGACCGCGTAATCGGTCCATGTAGGAAGGAAAACCACCCCACTCGAGAGGAATTTCAAAACTTTTATTAGCCCCTCCATCTGGACTGGTTGATACACTTGCCCTGATATTTTTTGGTCCCGAAGAATATCTTCCAGTGGTTTGATCCCAGGAAACGTTCATATAACGTTTTCCAGGATAATTTACACTTCTTCTGCTTAAGGTTGATTCAGGTGTAAATGACCACTCCTTATTGATAACGTCGTATGAAACGCCCATGTTATGCGACTGATGGTATTAAAGAATTCTGTAACGTACAAAGGTCTACTTCGTTTTGAGTGACCCAAGCATTGATTCTATCCATCCTAGCTTGAGTAAAAAATTCTTGTTGCTTGTACCATTCTTCCATTTTGGCGCTTGCTTTGTTTGTGTTGCAACGCCTGCAAGCAGGAATTAAATTGTTTCGGTTGCTTGAGCCAGAACGGAAACGGGGAATGACATGGTCAAGGGACGTTGCATCGTCTCCGCAATAACCACATTTACAGTCCCAGGCGTCATATATTGATTCTCGATATCTTTTCTTGGCTAACTTCGGAGTTAATTCAATGAGGAGTGCAAGAGGTTCTCGCTCATTGTTAAACATACTCTTTAGTTGCCGCTAATTTATTTTAATTTGCCCACATATCTTTACGTCAAAAATAAAGAGATTAAATTTGCCTTAAGCCGCTTGACAAGGTGGCAAAGCTAATTACGTTATATCTGCACGCGTTATTCCACGCCATGTCCAAGCCCGCTCACTGGGTTCCCGTCCAAAAAGCAGAAGAAGTTCTTGGCATTGACCGCAAGACTCTTTTCAAGTACCGGGACGACGGCACCCTGAAGCTCGGCCCACATTTCGCCGCTTTCCCTGAAACCCGTTCTCGCGACAGCTATCGCTGGAACACTGTTTCAGTTAAAAAGCACCTGCAAAAACAAGGGATGATGCCTTTGGCTGCTTGAACTGACTCGAATGGGTCTTGCGTAAACGATGCGCCAGAAGGAGATCAGTGACATTTAATTCAATGTCCTGATAGGCCATCGCTTTATACAGAGAGGAACAAAGGGACTTCCAGCAGCCTTGCAATTCGCAGGGCTGTTTTTCTTTGAGATTAAACAGGAAGACCCACTGGGAATGGAAGGGACGAATAGGTCGTTTTCTGCTCGGAATAAAAATGCTGTTATCTGGACCCCACTCGAAACCTGATAGCTGTTCTGGCTTGATGCCGTAGGTGGCGACCATGCCGTAAAGCCAGCCAACGTCCCGGTTCTTTCGAGTAGTAGCCAACTGGAAGTACTCGTCAATAATCCTCTGATCAATCGGAGGTTGATGGGTCATGATTTTGTATTGCCTTGATACCTGCACCTTATACAAAGGCGGGTATTGGCAGCAACAGCGAAAGGATTGCTTAATAAGTCCAATAAGACTCATTAAGATTTATTATAGATTTATGTTATTCAGGAACACCGCCCGTCGCAAAAGCTTGCCAGGCAAGCCCAACCGCCTCTATGGTTGATCGCTCACCAGATTGGTAGGGCAAATGTACTACATCTCCTACGTGGTAAACAGTGGGATTTCCGCTGTATGAAATGGCGCTGTCGCCATAAATCCTTCCGTCAATTTGACCAGAAGAATAAATAAAGTTTGAATCAACAACGTCACCAAACTCGGGCATAATCAAACACTTGGTAATTCGCCAGAAGCTGGGATGTATTTTTTCCCATTCTTATCGATCATAGTAAATCCATCCATCTTTACAAAAGTAGATGGAATATTAAATAGTTTTTGCATCATTGGCATCATCATTGGTGCCTGACAGTTATACGGAGGTACATCCATCATTGACAATGCACCCCGTTGCAAAGCAGCAGCTTTGGCACTCGCTTGTTGTTTTTCAGTATCTTTAACCAGTTTTTGTTCCCAGGCTGCCATGCTGCCTATTCCAACCGGAAAATCAGACGGTTCAGGTGGGAATACTCCCTCCTCATACTTCATTGCATAGATATGCTTGCAGTATCTAACTTCATCTAAAAGCGGTGTCCAAACGTCTGTTAAAGACGTGATGACGTTTCCAGAAGCTGCATAATCCGCATAAGAGGGCATCCCTTCTGCCTTAGAACCAGGTACTGATGGATCTGGTGTACTCCTTAAATACATTCCACCGAAATCTCTGAATACACCTGGATTGTCTCGTGCTGCTCCAGGGACGGTCGAGGTGGTTGGTGTAACAGTTGGAGGTACGTTATATGCAGGTGATGGAGAAACGATCTCCATATCTCGATTAACCGTTGCATTTGTCATAGCACTATTATCAACAACACCGCTCAATGTCATAATCTCGTAACGCCCTGGCTTTAATGCAGAAAGATTTGTGCGTGGAAAAGCTTTGGCAAGTGAATCTGACACCGTGCTTAACGATGTCATAAAAGAGTAATCACGACGATTAAAGTCTTGGCAGGAACAACAGTAACGAGTTCCTGTAATAAAGAACCGATCAACGTTTGGTGGCCTGGTTGCCGGGGTAACCAATGCTCGGTCTGGTGTTGCTTCAACAGAGCCAGCTTTCCTTAGTTTTAAAACACCTGTAAATGGATTAGTGTCTTCCAGTACGGCTTGCACGTACCCATATCTCTTTTGAGTTGTTGGATCGATCGTATCGCGTGTAATCGGTGGATCACCAGGATTGATTACACGATCTTCTAATATCTCACCATTGATAGCTTTGAGTCCCCCTGGCACCCCCGGTATCGCCACATACAACGGAGGTGGTAATGGATTAGTAACGCTCCAGGAACCTGTTAATTGAACGTACCAGAAGTCATCGTCTTCAGTGACAGAAGCAATAGAAGCACGGACGCCGCCACTATCGACAACATTGTCAAAGCGTAAACTGCCAGCCACCCGTATGCCAGCCCAGTGCATACCAAATTCTTTATTTGTCGTGGGGAACCCTTTGAAGACACCAGGAATTGTTGGGGGGTTTCCAGTGGTTGTCGGAGTTCCACGGGGGACAGGGACTGCGTATGTGAAAGGATAGTCGTATGAATTGTCGTAAATGGAAGCTGTTGCAATTTCATACCCTCTTCTCCAGCGAGACCATGCAGACGCACGGTTGGACGCATAAAGAGAGTCAGGTACAGAACCTTTAGAAAACTCAGTGTCAATAGGAACTACCGGACGGAGATCAAACTTTTCCGCCCGGTTAAAACTGCCAAAAGAGCTTCCACTCTTTTTCGCCATGGTTTAGAAGAATCCGCCTTGTGCGTAAACGTGCGCACCAGCTGTATATCCAGAAACGTTGGGACCGTCAGGGAACACACCAACGTAGATACGGTCACCACGCTCAAGGTAAATACCTTTGTTCCGCAGTGGAGAAGCTGAACCTAAACCAGCGGTATTACCTGCACTGGGCATTGGATATGCCAGCTGAGGCATCACGTCAGAGCAATCGACTTGACCACTATTGGCAGGCACAGTCTTCGAGAAGAGAACTCGATAGTCGCCGCTTGCAGGGATCGGAGTGGTGGTACCACGGGTGTGATAGAAAACAAATGTAGCTGCCGGTAAATCACCGTAAGCAACACCGTTGTAAGTAAACCCGCTACCAATACCACCTGAATAAATTAAATCTGTATTAACACCTGTCAGTGTTGTTGCGCCTGTATATGTGTAGTAACCGTAGCCACTCTCGGCTGCCGTAGCGAGTACACCAGTTTCAGCGATAAAAACAATCTGACCACTGCTCAGAGAGATGACATCGCCAGATGTCGTGGTGTTGACTGTGTAATCAGCATCCCTGTACTTATCGTTACGAACAATCGTAATAGAGTCAACAACACCACCATTGTTGTTATCTTCACTCAGCTCTGCATCCATGTCTACCAGGATGGACGGAGCCTGACCACCTTGAACGAACAGAGTATTGCTGGAAGCACTACCAACAGTCTGGGTTGTAACACGCACTGCATCAAACAGTGGGCGATCAGAAAATACAGGTTGTTTGTTTGTTGAGGTAGAGGACACTATTTTTACCGTTGCTTTAGATAATTATAAGTTAAAGGGTTCAACCAGCGTATTGGCCCATTTTGCTAAAGGCATTAAATTCAGCTGGAAGCTGGAAAGCTTGTTGTGCAAAACCATCTGGGTTTGTTGTGAGCCCCAGGAACTCTTCAAGATATTTACCAGCAATATTTGACTTTGGCTGGAACTTTAGTTTCTTACGTAAATTATATTCAAGAACATTCATTGGCGAAGCGTCACCGTAGGTGGCGCGACGTACCTGACCCGGTAAATAATCAGAGTTGATATAGTCTGCAAAATTTGCCATTATTTATTTATTTAACACCTGTTGAATGACCTCATAGCCAGACTGACCTGGCTTTACGTCCTTGGCTAAATTACGGTATTTATCTGCCCAGATTCTCATTCCTTCATCGCGGAGTTTGCTGCGCTCTTCTGGAGTAGCAGATGTTAACTGAGCAATACGTGAACGTTCTTGATTGTATGCACGTTCTTCTGGAGAAAGTTGAGGGACAACCGGTACAAATAACTGCTGACCAGGGAAACCTGCACCCGAGCGGAAAGCTTCCGCTGCTGCACCTGTTTCTAATTCAGTTTGCTTGTAATTAGGAGGAAGATTTGCAATTGGACGCTCTGGAGTTGTCGTAGCAACAGGTGCTAATCCAGTCGAAGAGTAAGGTAGTCTTCCTTGCAATAATTCATTTGCGATATAAGATGTTTCATTCATAGCTTGCCCACCAGTCTTTTTCAATGCCTCATATGACATTCTTCCCAGATCACGATCTGATGTATCTGGAATAGCATTTAAAGCTTTATCTAAAAGACTTCCTGTTCTTCCTAGATTAAAAAGTTCCCAGCCAGTATAGACGCCTCCAGCGTTTGCTAAAACCCCTGGAACGGCTCTTAGTTCCTTAGCCATAGCAAAGCTAGGCTTAATAGATGGTGCAGATACTGCGCTTCCTTGTGGAACCAGCTTTTCAGCGACCTGTCTAGCTCCTCCCGTCCATCCAAATTGACGACGTAAAGCGGGATCGAACTGAACGGGGCTACCTGGAATCTGAGATACAGGACCACGGGAAAGAATTGTCCCTGCTGCTGAAGGTGTATTTAAAGCAGGTGCACGAAGCATTCCCCCTGGTCCAGCAGCACTAATTGGTGGTCTTACGGGAGGCGTTACTGCTGAACGCGTTAAGGTTGTTTTTGCTGCTGTACGAGCAGCTTCTTTTGCTGCTCCAGGAGACATCTTATTAATTCGATCTAATTCGCTAAGAAAACTTGTTGGTAATCCTCCCCAGTTCACACCTGGGGGTATGACACGTGATAAAACGTTTCCAGCCGCATCAGAGAGGAACTTTAAGTTTCTGGGGGCAGCTGAAGTTGTTCTATTTGAAAGAAAATTCGCTAAAAAATCTTGGTTAGGCATTATCGGCAAACCTCTCTTAAGTAAATACGGGAACCAACGGCGGTGTCGGCAGGACCAGGGAGTGCCTGAATAAATTCAGCACCAGAACGCTCAAAACGGTATCTTGCCTGCAGCGGATCTTTGTAGTTAGGAACGTACAAAATACCTGCAAGACGGTTTGTCTCGTACAGGTAAATCTCATCCCAAACTTTTAATGCCTCCTTGGCATTGCTTGATCGGATGGTACGATCAACGTCACCAACAATACTTTCCAGGCGAGTCGACGGAGAAGTTGCAACCTCTGTCTTCTTCTCGGCAGTGTCACACCTGCCAATCTGAATTGTAATCTTATCGTAGAAATAAGAATCAGGTACTGTATTCATTGCTTCTTCCAGGCGGGCATAATCACCTGCTGGCACGGAAACAGTAAAGTACCCTAAATGATACCTAATTCTACTTTTGTCAAAATCAGAGAGCTGCACAATAATTCTCTGTCATCAATTAATTATAGATTGCAGTAATCAACCAAGTAGTCCTGATAAGAAATCAGTGGTTGATTGAGTTCTGCCTTGCATGTAAGGATTTTGCTGCATGTAATTACGCATAAAAGGATTACCCTGGAACGCATTGGCAAGAACACCAGATAATAAAGACTGCGTTAATGAAGGTTTTTGTTTCTTTTCTTCTTGCGGTTTTGTCATTCCAAGGGCATCAAATAAACCTTGGCGATAAGCTGCAAGATTATCCTGTGACGAAACCTTCTCTTGCAGAGGAGGAGCAGAAGGCTTCTGAGGTAACTGAGAAATTACCATATTTTCATTAGCCTCCGGACGATCAATGTTCCCGTGACCAACACGGAAAAGAACATTGCCTTTGGGATCCAGGGATTCAGAGAAATATCCGTAGTCTTTAGCAGTACCACGGCGAACACTGCCGCCTGCTACTCCAGGTAAAAAGATTGAGGCATCTTCTACAGCGCCTTTATCAAAACGGCTTTTGCCTTTAAACGGGACATAAAAATCTAACGACTGCCAGCCAGGACGTTTACTGTGGGCAGCACCTGCTCGATTGAGTAAGTCAACCCGTGTTGCTAAGTCGGCCTCTGGGTTCCAGCGTTGGCCTGCAACTGCTTGATTAGAGAACTCAATCTCACGTCCAATTGATGCATACTTTTTTGCTAATGAATCAACCGCTTTGACACGTTCCCCGATGGGGAGCGATTCCAGCATTTTTAAGTCAATATGATAATCACTTGACCCTCCAATCTTTGCACTGGGGCCAGTAAAACCTGAACGGATTGGAGTATAGGCCATTACAACAGAAGTAGCAACAGTGAAAAATAAGTTTAAGTATTCCCAGAACACAGGACTCTTATCTTCTTATTTTAGAATTAAAAACCCCTGGTTTCCCAGGGGTTTAATGATGAAACTTATTACACTCGGATTAGGTTTGCAGAAATAACAGCATCCCAGTCGACTCGTTTAATTTGTTTCAATTGCTCGAGAGAGCTAAACCTTTCACCCGATAAGGACATCTGAAGATCTTTGATCTCTCGGGCAGTCTTCATTCCAATACCTTTAATGTGATCGGCAATCATCTGTGCAGTTGCACCGTTGATATTCAATCGGGTATCGGGGGGAAACGACCGAGGTTCCTCCTGGGCGGCTTTATCTTTAACCTGGAGCGCTTTAACTTTTTTAGTTGCGCTTTCGTCAGCAACTAATTCAGTTTTGTAAGCGGTGAAAAGGCGACCATCCTGGTCTTCAACCATGAACCAATCGCCGTTATCCCATTCGCTTACAACCTTTACATTAGCGCCTGTTTTTTTGTGCTGATAAAGCATAAGGACCAGAGTTAATTTCTGGTCCTAGTTTAACTTATTCAGCTAACTGTACGGTTAGGCAGATAGGCTTCGATGTCCTCGTAGCCAGGAGCGTCATCGGGTTGGATGTAGCAGATTTCCACAACCAGGTAACCGGTGAGGCCAGCGTTCGAGTCAGCATCGGAGATATAAATACCGCCAGAAGTGCTGGTGCCGTTAGCAGTACCTTTCGCAAACACCTTCATGGTGGTGGCGGCGGTTGCTTCGTAGTACACGATGCCACCAGAAACACCTGCAGCACCTGTAGCGGTGATGAAGGGGTTTTCACCGAAAGCTTGGCTACCACCAGCGAAGTAAATCTTGGTAGCAGCGTCACCAGAAACGGTGGAGGTCAGGTTTGCCTGAATCACGGCTTCACCAACGCCGGAAGCAGCGGTAGGACCACTGTCATCGCGACCGAAGGAGATGACGTTACCTGTAGCAGCAAACACACCAGAAGAGACACGGTTGTCGCCCCAGCCGGAAGCCACGGAGACGGCGGTGCGATACACGTATGCAGGCTGAGTGCTGCTGCCAGAGATCACCATGCCGGTGATATCAGGACGGGTTGTGTCGTTCCGATAAGGGGAAGGAACGATCACATTGCCGGTTGCCAGGGGGGAACCAGAAGTAGCAGCCACGGCCACGTAGCCGCGCTGCTGGAAGTAACGGTAGCCAGGGACGGCCAACACCGAAGTGGGGCCGCCGTTAGAGGCATTATTAGTACCGTCGTCTGTGGTGTCGATATTGCGATACCAACCGTTCAGAGCTTCTGCCCAGTTACCCGGGTAGATTTTCTTAGCAGATAAATAGCTCATCTATTTTGTCCTAAATGTTAAATACTATTTTGATCAAACAGTGCCGTCGTCTTGCAGGTAGCTGAAGGCAGTTGTAACGAAGTCCTTGTTCAGGATTTCGAAACCTGCATACAGTTGCCAGATCAGGATAATGAAACGGCTGAAGTCGTCGTTGTTGTTGATCAGCACCTGAGCGTTCGGGCCGCCGATACCAACACCGATAGCTTGAGGACCGAAGAAGTAACCCTGAGCAACTTCCTTCGAGGCATAGCTGGAGCCGTTATCGAAGGAGGTGTTGACGCTCTTGCTGGGGAAGTTGGTCGACTCGAAGAACTTAACGCCTTCGAACTGAACACCAGTAGGCATCACAGGCTCACCAGCCAGGAAGTAACCCTGACCAGCCTGGGGACCCATGTAGAAGCTGGTGTTGTTAGGCATCATGGGGTTGCCCATGTACATGCCTTGACCAGGAGCGCCAGCGTAACGGGCGATCTCACGGAAGTCAGAATCACGACGCAGGTGCATCATGAAGACGGGATCGCAGATGCAGCGATACAGACCGTCAGAGAATGTAGGAACGTTGCGCTTACGCAGGTCCTTAACAACAGTCAGCAGGTCGGTACGAACCGAGAACTGTTGAACTTGGTTGTCATACTCAGTGGTGGTGTAGGAGATACGACCAGAGGAGTCCTTGGTCTTACCACCAGCAAAGTAGTAACCACCCTGGGAAGAAGAAGCTTCACCGTTTGCTTCAGCTTTAGACAGTTCGTCAATGAAGACGCGGTCACGCCAACGGCGATAGTCATCGAGCAGGGTCAGGGAACCGATGCTCTGGTGGAACATGTTCAGGTTGCCCGTGTCCAGCAGAAGGCGCTGGGCAGTGATCAGGGTCTCACGAGCAATCTTGAAGGTCGAAGGCTGTGTGGGATCACCCGGGTCTGCAGGACCTGTGTACTCCTTGAGCACCACCAGGACTTTCTCCTTGGTGATGTTACGGCTGTTAGCGGTACCGATTGTCTGATCAGCAATACGCTCACGGCTGTCCTTCGTACCAGGGGTACCCCAGAACTTGTAGCGATCTAACTGAACGGTCTGACCGGGCTGACGTGTGAAGTCATGAACCACAACGGGCTCAACAGCCATTTCCGCGATGTAAGCAGGGTGGGGACGATAGAGTTCCGCACCAAGAATCTTTGGAAAATCGTTATCAATGAACACTTTGTTTTATCCTCCAGTGTCGCAGGAATTGATGTTATCGGGTGAAAGATTCAGACATTACTATGTCTTATCTAACACAAATTTTAGCAGTTGGTAATTTATTTATTACATGTACTGCATTGTCGATGCCTTGTAACGAGCACCGGGTGAGTTGCTAGAGCCATAAGACTCTGGATCAAGAGGCATCTGTGCCTGGAACCCAGGAACGCCAACAGCTGATGGAATAGCACCAGCGGCTACACCACCAAGTCCAGCAAGACCGGCTGCAAGAGGAACCGCGCCAACTGCTGCACTCTTTTGAACCATTCCAGGAGTAATTTGTCCTGCACCTTGATAAAGACTACGCAAGACATTGGCTCCCCCTTCAAGAGCTTGCATCCTTTTGCTACCTGCAGGTGCTTTACGAGCTGCTTCGGCAACCGCTTTACCAACAGGAACAATTGCAGAACGGGTGGCTTCCGTTAAAAACGGTGCAAACCGGCCTGCCATTCGTGCGGCACCAAGGCCACCACGAGCACCTAAGGCTGCAGCCGCGCCACCCATTGCGGCGGTGCCTGGATCTTCGCCTTGGTTAGAAAGCATCCCGCCAACCACAAGACCTGCGGCGGCGGGAACTCCATAAGCCAAAAGCGGACGTGTTTGTCCTAATGGCTTCATCTGGATCACTCCATCACAAATAGTTTGTTTGCAACGGTCTGAGGTTGAGCTTGGTTCAGAACACGCCAGGCGTTCTGAGGATCACGAGTCATTTGATCGTTGAACGTACCCCAGAAGTTCTCAGGTTGCTGAGGAGCGGCAGCTGCAGGAGGTGCAGGGAACTGACCTTGTGTTACAGCAGCAGGAGCAGTCGGATAACCTTCGGTTTCCAGCTGAGCTTCGTTCTCATACACCGGGCAAGGACCTTCGGGACCGAAGAACTTCAGGGTGTAATCGCTGAGCACATCGGGATTGGTCAGGATCTCGTTGTAAGCCAGGTTCTCCTGGTGCTCATTAACAGCGAAATCGGCATAACCACGGATCGCATCAGCGGCACGACCACCCCAGGCAAGGGCGCTATCAAGAACGCCTTCCAGGTTTAGTGCGTACTGATTCAGAATTGCGGGTGCCTCGACCCCGAACGCGAAATTCTGAATCAGTACGCACT